TCTTCTACAAACGAAATAGAAGAAGAGAACAAACAGTCTTCTACAAACGAAATAGAAGAAGAGGTAAGATTTGATTTAAAATATCCAAAAGGTCATCCCCAAATTAACGGTGAAGAATTTAAAGATCTTATGTATTGGTTATTTTATGAGAATGAAAACAATTTAGATGTAAAAATAAAAAGTGAAATAACATTATGGTTAAATAGTCATAAAGATAATTCTTCATTAGATACAGCAGTAACATCATCTGGTAAAAGTGCTGAATATTATTCAAATATTGAAAGAGAGTTTACTAGTGAAAACGAGAATCATTTTTCATCTGATTTGTGGGAAGAAATTATAAGCGGAAGAAAAGAACTGTTTAAATCGCATCCAAACGGTTCATTGGCATGGCTTCTTGCTAATCAAATGCAAACATATGCTCTGAATTATTTAAAACAGACAAATAATGGAGATAGTGTAGTATATTTTTATCTTGAATCCATAAAAAATACTCAAGATTCATTAGAATTCGATATGGATATTAAAATTAAACATAAACGTATTAAATATCTTCAATCAAGATACAAAGATATAGCTGAATGTGAAATTATAAATGAAGATATACAACTTAAAGCCTCTAAAGTTTACATAGCAATTCAGAATGCTTTAAATGTATTTCAAATACATTAGGTTATTAATTATAAAGAAACGATACGTATTTAAATTTTTTATCCATATTATTATGTTTTAACAAAAAATGTTTGATGTGCTTTTTATTTTTAATGTCAAACGCTTTTTGTTAAAACTATCTTTACAATATACCAATGAAGACACTCTTTTGTTATTATCAAAAAATTATTCTTCATCAGTATCTTCCGATTCTTTATCTTCAAGATATTTCATCAGTTCTCCAGATAATTCTAAATTATCCTGTATTTCAGGAAATAATACCTGTATTTCTTCTGGGGCATCTATTGAAGCATAAATTTCGGCACCTTTATCTATTAATTCACATAGTTTTTCTAATGCTTTTTCTGCTTTTCCTTTTTCTTCACCATCTTTTAGATCTCCACATTGTTTCTCAATCTCTGTGATAGCATTATCAAAATATGCCTTCCGCAATAAATCAAAAGTTTGTTTCTGTTCTCTTGCTAATTCATTTTTCAATTGGGTCGATTTAAGAACTTCTTCTTGTTGCTGGATGTTAATATAATGCGATCGCAAAGTAATAGCTCTGTCCACTAAAATACCAATATTGCTTAAAATGACACACGCTGATGTCGAAGTAACAGCTAATCTTATCCAATTTGATCCAACATCAACAGATTCTAATGTTATTGTTTCATCTTTACATTGCAAAAACGGACATTGAGATAATACAAAATCAAATTCTCTTAAATAATTTATATAGTCTTTTAAATCTTTACATGGAGGTAGTTTTATATCAATACCATTTTCTCCGCTAGATATATTCATACTTTCATAAAATTCAATTATTACTTTCATAATATTTGCAATTTTACTTTTAATAATATTTAACTCTCTTGCAGTCTCAGGATCAAATTTTGGAACGATATCTTTTCTTACAAATTCTGGAACCATTTTAATATAATTTATTGTATATTCTTTTAATATAGGAACTTTTTCTAAAGTCGTAAATACTTTAACTAATACTTTCCAGTTTTCAAGTTCGTATGTCTTGCCATCTTTACATGCAATATTTTTAGGTTCAATAACATCTATGTATCTTTTACATAATCTATATACATTATATAATTTCATTTTTTCTGTAGCCCCATTAATATTTTCATTTAAGCATATCACCTTGCTTTCTTATTTACAATACTATAATATTAATTTGGGTAAATAAAAACACTTAGCTGTTAAACCAAGTGTTTTTGTGGAAGAGAATATTACATAATAATAAGTAAATTATATGTAATTTCATTAATGAGTGTATAATATTTTGTTTCCTTTGTAAATATTTATAATTCTCTAATAATATTTCTCCAGTATTCCAGCCTTCCCTTTACGCTTTCAGAAGAAGAAGTGCCTTGCTGCGTAAATGCCTTATATTCATCATTTGAATCATAATTTTCTAAGAAATTATTAACTGATTCCATAAATTTTTCGAACGACTTGTTGTCCTTTACGATTCGATAGGCACCATAACAGATGAATGAAATTGTCGTTTTGTTTATCTTAACGTCTTCTGGGATTGATTCGTCAAGTCTATCTAATCCTTGCTTAATTAATTCAATTTTCTCTAGGTCTACACGTTCATTATAATATTGAATAAACTTTTGTCGATCGTCTTTTCTAAATGATCCAAAATCATATTTGTCACTTATTTCACTCAACATTAAAATTTCAATTGCAATTGATAAATCTACAGAACTTTTAAGCTGAGCTGGAGTAAGAACCTTTTGAAAAAATGGATGTAAAACAATACTTAATACAGCGTCACTTAATTCATCTGACATATCAGGCGTCATTTTCTGTGTAGTATTTAATGGTTTACCAGAATTAAGTCTCCTAAACATTTCTCTAACATCTTTGTCAGTATAATCGGATATTTCGCATACTTGTAACTGAGCAGCAGATAATTCATCACGCACTTTTTCATCTAATTTAGAGAATTTTTTACCTGCAATTTCATATGTTTCTTCATCAATAACAATTGGTTCCAAATTTTTAGATAACCTGTAACCATCATTAATAAATGTATAAATGCTGTAAAGACGTTGTACACCATCAATTACATACTGCTTACCATTTTCAAGAACTGTATATGTAGGATTAATTAAATATCCTCTAAGAAGTGAATCAATAAGTAACGATTTCTGATTGTTATTCCATACACCTTCTGGACGCTGTAATTTATGAGTGAATAATATTTGCTCACGTTTTATCTTATTAGTTATTGTTTGTACTGGCTTATTTGGGCTGGATACTTTCATTTTTTGATTTCCTCCAAACTATAATATTTTTATTATATTCAGAGTAGAGTATTTTATGTTTTTTGTCAATATTAATTCAGTATGTTTCTCAGGAAAATATGAAAAAATATTGTTAGAAAATGTTATACAAAAATTAATATCAATATACGATAAAATGTGATATAATCATCTTACAACTATTTGATTTAGCTTCATGATAAACCTTCCGAACAAAATCCTATTCCACAATAGGATAGCCTCATCTCCACAATGAGGTAAAATTTAGTATGATTCATTTTAAAACATTAGCAATTATAATTGTGGAGGTAATTCATGAAGAATATAATAAAATACGTTGTTGAGTGTGATTCTATGTATGGAATGGTATGTGTTATTTGCACCTTTGTGTGCTTTTACATATCTATTCGATTTGTAGTCCCTTATTTATATAAGTGTTTGTGCAAAATTTGCAATACAATAATTACATATAAAGATATTCGCACAAAAGCCGAAGTAGGTAATGTTTCAATAGAAGCAAATCTGCATCGGTAACAGGGCTGTTGGATTGTATCTGACAGTCCTGTATTAGTTTCTTGCATTATTCTATTTCTCTCTATAATGAATATAGATGCTATTAAGAAATAGAAGAGCAGTATCACTCTTGATAGTTTTTACCCAGTCACGGGACAGGCTACCAACTGTGTTTGGACTGTCCATTACAAGCCATTTCTGACTCAAAATCGTTTCCAGTCTCTGAACACTTCCATATCTGAATAATCAGACTTAGGATTTCCGTTGCTGATTGGTGGTTTAGTCCTCCACAGACTTATCACTTAGCGTTTCCGCATATGATCTACCGTATATTTTTTTGCCATTACTGACATCCTTTCAGAATGCATATCACGCTCACCGTTTCCAGTCACGTTGTAGCTATACGGTACTATTTATACACTATAAAAAGCTTCCCAGCACTGAGAGATAGCAACTCTCAATTACGATTTATTTTATAGAACACCACTGATTGACTAGATCAGTACATTCCTACCCTTGAAATTCGTGTTTTGTTTTCTTGGGCATGAAGGGCATATTCTAAAACAATTTAACGATAATTAGAAAGCGTACACTTGTACACGTTCACCTGTGTTCTTGAAGCCTGCAAATAAGCCAGCTCCTAATCCAATGGTTCCTAATGAACCGAGTTTATCTGTTACATTATTAATAACAGATAGTAAATTATTAAGGCCATTTATGATTGTAATTATTGCGTTAGATTCTGCAACATTACCAACTGTACTTACCCATGTGTTATGAAGTCGATTTAAAGAACCTTCCCACGACCTAGCTGTTTTTTCCGCTTCAATTGCCATTGATCCGACACCTTCATCATACTGATGAAGCATATTTTCGTACATTGACCACTGACGAAGAAGAGCATCTAACTGAGTAGAACGAAGTTTACCACCAACTGAATTAAGAAGATTTGTCCTTTTAATATCAGTTTCGCTTAATTTATTATATTCAATGGAAAGCTCTTTTAACACTTGCATCGGATCACGAAGCTGTAACACACCATTTTTTGTTTCTTTTAATGATACACCTAATGAATTACATGCTTGTTCATATTTCGTAAGACCATCTGCATCAATTCCTTCTTCCTCATCCGATACTTGTCTGATATTAAGGAGAATAGCCTTAAAAGCTCTTGCGACCTCTGAACCGCTTTGCTGAGTACTCGCAACCATTGTACCCAACGCCGATGTTAATTCATTTACACCAATTCCGAATGAAGCAGCGGTAGAACCAGCTATTGACATACCTTCGGATAGATTTGTCATATTTACAGCATTATTATTAGAAATAAAGTTTACACCATCAAGTACATTTCTTAATTCTTCAGCAGATCCACCTAATTTATATGCTTTATCCGTAGCAATAATCATCTGATTAGCAAGTTCGGCTGTCATGTCACCAGCCCCTTGTGCCGCGGTTGAAAGCTCTGCAATTTCTTCTGCATTTGTATAACCGGCTCTTGATGCTTCCTGAACACCAGATAGGTAATCAGTGGCAGTTTTCCCATATTTAGAAGCAGTACCAAAAGAATCATTCCCAATTTGTTTTAATTCTGTTTTAGTAAGCTCTTTGTTTGCTTTGCTAATTTCTGTAATAAAAGTATCTACTTCTTTCAGTTCAGTTACTGCAGTTCTTGTACTGGAAACAAGTTTCATTATAGCTGCACTTGCAGAAAAATATGTAGTGAGACTGGACATTGCCTGTGACATTTGTGCCTTCAGAGAAGAACCAAGCTTTCCAAGTCCGCGCATTGCATTCTCGGATTGTTTAAATCCGTTAACAATCTTATTAAACTGCATATTTGTCATTTGAGAATTCAAATCACGAAGACTAGCAATATATTCATTATTTTTAGTAATTACTTCATTTGTTGCTCTTGAATTCTTTTGGTTCCATGCTTCAATTGTATTAGCCTGATTTAAACGTTTTTGTTCAGAAACATATCCTTTTGTAGAAGCCTGTAATCTTTTATATTCATTTTCAGATTCAGCTAATTCTCTTTGTAATTTATCATTTAATGAAATAATTTCATTGTAATTTGTTTCATCAAACGGCTGTGTAATCCTTACTTTCAAACTGTCATAAGTATTAGTTACATTTTGTAGTTTTTGATTTACAGCATCTTGCTCCAATCCAAGACTTCTAAAATTTCCAGATAATGAGGCTATCTGTGTTGCATAGTCATTTTTTATGCCACCAAATGACATTAACTGTATTTTATCAATTTGATTAGCAAGTGATTCTGTTTTTAAATTAACTTCTGTAACAGCATAGCCAGCAGCTTTAGCAGCATTTTCAAATGCGGCAACTCTTTCTTTTACAACATTGAAACCATCATTTGTATTTATCTTGGAAAGATCGTTAAGAAGACTTTGTATAGTAACATCAGCGTTACCGATCTGTGTTTTAAAATTATTAATTTCTGGACTTATTCTTTGTATTTCTGCAAGCCGTGATTCTAATCCAGACGTTTTTATTTCAACTTTTTGTTCTTGATTGAAAGCTTTAGCAGAAGCTTGTGCGCGTTTAAAACCAGCTTCAAGTTTATCAAGACCATTCAAAAATGATACTAAACCAGATGCATCTAAAGAATTATTCAATATTGATTTTAAATTGTCTGCACCTTTTTGAAAACCATTTGAATAAGCATCAGAAGATTTCATTTTTGTAATTAAAATATCTAATTTACTAGAATATTGACTTTTTACAGTTGAAATATCTTTTGATCTTAAAGATGTTGCAACTGTTTCAGCATTTTTACATTCTCTGACTAATATCTGAAAATTAGAAATTAATGTCTTCACGGAGTTATTTTCATCAGTAAAACTTTCTTTTGAAGATAACGCCATTTTATTAATAGCGGAAGTGATCTCATTGTATTGCGTTTTTAATTTTGAAAGATTTTCATCACTTTTTATTGGTTTAGAAGTGTTCTGATCAATAGCTTCTTTATATAATTTATTGATTTGATTAGTAAGAGTGGAAACTGCTGTTTTTTGCTTATTGATAAAACTATCAGTTGTGGAATTTGATTTTTGTTGTGCGGTAGATACAGCGTCAATGCTTTTAATTAATTTTCCAGTTTCAATATTATATTGTTCTGTTAATTTAATAGCTTGTCCATACTTATCTAATCCAGAAATATCAACAGACAATATTCCTTTATTATTTTTAGTTTGTTTTAAAGAGTTAATTTCTACATTAAGATTTTTAATTCTATTTGCAACAGCGTCTATTGTTCCTGACTCCATTCCAATATTAGAAAGTGAACTCTTAAATGATTCTAATATTTTATCATTATTTTTCAATCCATTCGACAGACCATTGTTAATATTTTCACCAATATTCCGTCCTATTTGTTGTCCGGTTTTGTTAATCTGATTCTGGTCAATATTGATATTCGTCAATGTAATTGGCTGATTAATTATCCATTCCAACTGTTTCTTAATATTTAAAACTGACTTCGGATCAATCTCAGCCTGTATTTTTAATTTATTGATCTGGTTCTGAATCCGTTCAATGGATTTATTGATATTGCCTTTGGACGTTTCTTTGTCTAATATTGCCTGGAGTTGTATTAAAAACTCATTCATTAAAAATATTTGCCTCCTAATCTATATTTGAAATTAAAAAATCTCTCCTGATAGAGTAGGAGAGTAGAGTCTATACAATTATTAAATTATTTATTTTACTGGTATCCCTTGTTTTCTTAATTCTTCTTTAAGTATCTGAACACAATTATTTTTGCAGTATTCAATAAATGCATCCCAAAATCTATGTTCTCTGGTTATATCTGTAATCCATCCACCATGACTGCCGATACTAGCGGCTTTTAATTGCATATCACCTGACCAAAATTCGCCATAGTCCATAGCTGCTTTATCCATAAAGACTTGTCCACAAGCCTTATTTAGCATTTCTGTTGTTGCTGATCGCCAGAACTGATATGTTCTAATATAGTAATCTGGTGAGAAAACATCATAGAATTCTGTATTAATAATTTCTTGTAAAGCTCCAAGCAACCTATTGCAAGAATTTTCAATAGCATTTTGTATCATAGGTTCAATCATATTCTGCAGATCTGATATATTTTTAATTATCATGATATAAAATCACATCCGTTTGTTATTTACTTTGTTTCGAATAATGTTATAATTTATCTATTAATTGAAGGAGGATAAACTAAAAATGCCAACTAATCAACAAGGAAAAAATTTTGCTCATGAACTTACTTTAGAGTATATAAGGCAAAATAGTCTTCTTAGATGTTCTGAAAGTGACATTCCAAAACAGATTGACTATATTGTAAAAATTGAAAATATTATTTGTGATTGTGTAGAACATCGGTTTCACGATATAAAATTCTTATAGTGTAATTAAATTATTATCTTCAATTTCTTGTATTATGCCGTCAAATAGATATCTTGTTTTAGAAAGCGATACTTTTTGGGATTTCAATATTTCAAGTATTGCTTTCTTTGCAAATTTATCATCTTCTCCATTATTATGATTCCAAGGAACAGTTCTATAACCATTATTATCATACATATTTTATTGCCTCCAATTTCTTTAAAAAAAGACGTCCTAATTGTTACTTTTTTATTCCTTATCAACAGTCTCAACCATTGAATGTACTAAAATTTTCTGCATTTCTTCTGGCGATAAATTAACAAGATACGAGCCGACTTCAATAAATCTTTCATGATCAACTGAGAACATATCTGCAACAGCATATATAACCATATTTACTAATTCAGATCCATCCATATTTTTTGCAGCTAATGCCGTATTCTTAATGAAATCAAGTGTATCAGTTTTATGTTCAGCAAATTCTCTGATAACAGGTAGTGTAGTAGCAGCCATTTTTGCAAGTTCTCTCTTCGCAATTTTCTTATTTCTTTTATATGTAATATATTCATTAATTTTATTAAACATAATATATAATTTTCTCCTGTATTAATTAATAATTCCATTCAAATGAAAATGTATTTTGTGGTGTTATAAGTGTCATAATTCTTGTTCTAAAATCATATTTTTCATCTATAATCTGTGGACTTGTGTTTAGTACATCCATAAGGAAATTTTGTGGTTTTACTTTATAATTGTGTTTTGCTAAATAATTTGAAATTTCTAAATCAGTCATGAATTATTACCTCTATTTCAGTTCTTGGATTTTCTTTATCATACCCAGTTTTTAATGTGAGAGAATGTAAATGTTTTTCGTCATCGTCTACAATAAATCCTGATTCAGTAAATGAGTCTAAGAGAAACTTAGGAACCTGATTATCAACATCATGTCGTCTTTTAGTATCAAAAAATACAGTTATAATTATATCAAAACTGTCTAATTTCATATTTGCGTATCCTAATTCTTCTATAAACCAACAGCCAAACAATTTCCATTTCTGTTTTAAAGCGTTCATTTGTATTCGTGGAAGTATACACCATTGGTTTATGGAGGGATGTCTGGGTTTGTCAATTTGTTTTTTAGTAGCTCTTGGATGTTGAGAAAAATAGTATTGATTATATTTTTCTATGATTTCATTATCTATTACAAGCTTCATAAATCTTACTTCCTTTACATAAAAACTCCACCATCTGTAATTAATAGACAGTGGAGTAGTAATTTTATCTATTCGATTACGGTATCATAATATCCATCTTTTCTAAGAAGCTTGCGGATATAGTCAAGTCCTTTCTTGGTAGCATATGTAACAGGTCTATATTTACCATCAGCACAAATAGTCTCTACAACAGCGAATAATTTTTGGTTCATAAATCTCTGATATGGAACATTTGAATTATCTTGATAAAACATAATTCCTTTTCCTCTAAGATAAGATAACATGGTATTTCTTCCTATCCTTAACTCCTTAGCAACAATATTCATATGATATAACCCATCAGTATTCAATAGATCATTATACATTTCTTCTAATTCCTGATTTTTCTTATACATTTCATTGAATATTTTTGTCTTTAAATCATCTGAAAAAGAAGAGAAGTAATAGTCTACAGTTTTTCTTTAATCTTCAATAGCAGCACCAGTAAGACGAATAGATTTAAGATATTTTTTTATTTCCCGTTTCATTTGTTTTGCAATAGGTTTTTTAGATTGCATACAACATTCATATAATCCATCTTCAGTTAAAAACCATCCTTCTGTTTGATAGTTAGAACCACTCGTACAAAATTTACGAGTGGTTTTTTCATCAATATCTACTTGTTTGAGCATCTTACTTACATTTGAAATAGAATAATCAATCCATTCCTCAACATCTTTTTGCAAGAAATAATGGAAATTCAATATTCCCATACATTTTAATCTTTTTTCCAAGAATTTCTGTTTCAGAAATTACTTTTAATACTTTTTCATTTTTTGAATTTTCTTTCATAATTTAGATCTCCTTTGCTTTTACAATATAATTTTAAGTTTCAATATCTACTTCTATATTCATCTCCTAAAATTTTTAAATAGAACAGAGTGGTGGTAGGAGATTTGACCACCACTTTTATCTGGGAGCGACCCACATAAATTAGTTCTATATAATGTCAGTTCAATAACCTCTGACACTACGGTACAAGGAATACCTATATCAATTTATTGGTATTCATATAGATACTTCTCTAAATAAAAGAGCGACTTTTCTATGAAATCGCTCTTTTATAATTAAAAACCATCTTTTAGTTTTTGCTTGTATGCGTCATTTATAATTTCCATAGATATTTCTACCTCACCATTTTCCATATTATTTTCCTCTAATATATTTTCGTATTTTTTGTATATGTGAATACAGTGAGTAAAGCTATCTTTATTACAAGGTTTTCCTTCTGCAACTTTTGTAGCAAAACTATTTATTTCCCATCTCATATCGTCAATTTCTTTATCAATAAACATCTGAGTAAGTTTTTTGATATCATTATAAATTTCTTCATCTCGTTTATCTGATTTGTCAATATCTTTTTCATGACGATCATGTAATTTCATTAAATTCTCTGATGTTTTTAATAATAATTCACGATTTTGTCTTTTTTCTCGCATCCATTTTGTTTCTAAACCAAGTTTATTAATAAACCATTCAAAAATAGATACAGTAGCTTTCATACCAATTAAAATAGTAATTATGGAAATAAATAAAGAAGTATAATTAACATTTGTTAAACTTAATATTTCGTTCATTCATACAAATCCATCCTTCCTAAATAGCATTCTGAATTCCTTTTGCTATAAGTTTAGCTATTTTATTTCTGTTTATATGACCTTTTGCTTTTTTATAATCAGACGCATTAGTACAGAAAAAAGTTTCCAATAGAATAGCAGGGGGGTTAGTACCATTTAAAATATACAAATCATTACGCTGTTTAGCACCTCTATTTTTAAAAATTTTTGCAAGTTGTGTCTGAATATGTTCTGCATATTTTTTTCCAGCAGTAGACTTGTATAACACTTCCGTACCTTCAGCGGAAGGGGTTGCTGCATTCAAATGAAGTTCTATTACAAGATCAAAGTTACCATTATTAATTATATTTAATTTATAATCTTTTTCCTGCTTGTATGATGTAAATTTTTTTTCAGGACAAATAATACAAGTTACCTTGTGTCCTTCTTTTATTAAATTTTTGGCAAGTTGTTTTGAAAAAGCCTTACACCATACATATTCATTACATCCTCCGTTCTTTTTCCCATCTGCACTTGTGTAAGAACCATTTTTTAATAAAGAGTGTCCAACTGTTAATGCAATTCTCATTCGATCCCTACTTTCTAATTTTATTTATTAAATTTTTTACATCTTCTTCAAGAATTTCTCCATTTTTCAAACTGTCTGTGATAGATTGCGCAAGTTGACTTGCTGTAGATAGATTTCTATTTTTCCAAGTATTCCATAGAGAAGTTACTATAATAAAAATACTAGATACAATTGCAGCTACTTCTTCATTTTCAATAGGAAGAGCGTTAATGCCAACCAATTGTAAAACAGAATTAATTAATGCAACAAGCAAAAGTAATACACCTGTTACGGACTCTGCTGTAAGTCCGTTTAAATTTATTTTTTTCATAATGATCCCTTCTTGTACGTATCAATTATTTAGTATAATTTTTGCATATTTTTTTTGGGTGATCAGATTCTACATACTTATCTTGTTCTTGACAAAATCTTTGACATATACAAATTTGAGATAACAGTCCTTCATTACCAAGTAATTTACAAAAAATCATTTCTTTACCTGTTCGTTCAGATATTTGTTTATATGCATTTGTACACATAATTTCACCTAAAGTTTGTATTCAAAATCTGGTTTACCAATTTCGCTTTTATAAAGAATAGATACTTCAGTAATGGTATTGTCAAAATTTAACACGTTTTTAATTCTGATCCCATAACCATTAAATTGTACATCTAAAGTTTTGTTGTTTTTATTATATGAAATCACTTTACAATTCTGCGATTTGTAATTTTTATTTGATAAAATTTTGTTTTTTTTGCTTGTATTAGAATCATTAATTAATACACTTGAATCATCATTATCAATTTTCAAATTTTCTTCTTTGTTATCCATATTCTCACTCCATAATGAACAGACAACAAAAAGCTATCTGTTCATATTTATTTTTTTAAGCAACGATTACATCAATCTCATCAGAAATGCCCCCGTAAGTAATTGTAATTTTTGCTGTTCCTGCTGATACTGCAGTTACAATACCATCTGTGTCAACAGTTGCAACGGAAGGTGTGTCGCTGACAAACGTACAATCAGTATTATCCAGCTCAATATTGCTATACATTGCACCTTTCACACCAATTACAGAAATAGTGACAGTCTTTGTCTTATCTGCAGAATCTAATTCGATTACGCCAGGTGTTCCAGCTATTTCAGATACAATAATTTTGTATTCTTCATCACTTCGTTCTCTTACATAAGCATATACTGCATTTCCAGAATCACAGGTATCTCCTTCAACAGCAAGGGCCTTTCCTTCGATTGATGTTGAAGTAACGCCATCTGGAGTAAATTCAATATTAAAATTACCACTAGGCTGGAAAGAAGGAACTTCAATTTCAACTGTACCAACTTTTCCAAGTTTATTATTATGCTTGTCTGCAGTAAGAATAAGCTTGTATACTTTAGGAGAAGTTTCTGCATCAATAACGATTGTTTGACTCATTTCTCTAAACTTATATGTAACATTTACTGTACCTGATTCAACACCATACGGTTTTAAATCAATAGTATTTCCGTTTGGAACAACGTTAATAGCATTATCAGCAGAAATTTCTACATCAACATTTCCGATAGGAGTATTTGGCAATATACCAATACCATCATTAATAGTTACACATTTGTAAATATCATATGCATCATCCAGTTTAACATTAATATCTTTACCAAGGTTTACAGCCAGGTAACGAAGATCCCAATTAGCGGCTTCAAGAGTAATGTTCATTTCTCGACCATATTTGTAAGAATAAACTAATTTATTACCTTTACCTGCGTTAATATTCTGCTCTTGCATTGTTACTTCGATAGAAGTATTTAAGTTTACAGTACCAGTACAAGCTAACATTTCATTGAAAAATAATGCAAAGTCAGCCGTAGAAACTAAGAAGTTTTTGGCTTTACTATTAGCTTTTTTAAGTATGTCTAAATTATTTGGCATTTAATTTTCCTTTCTTATATAGAATTTATAAACAAAAAAAGAGCAGTTAATCTGCTCTAATTGTTTGCATTGTTTATTTTATTTGTCATATTTTGTTCATCTGATTTAAGATAACTAAATTTATCATCATTATCATCAAAACCATTCATCCAGTATTCGATTGGTTCTTTAAAAGATATCATTCCGCTACATTCACCAGTTTTCATTATATTATAACTTTCATATAACTGATATCGTTTGATATATCTCCAAAATTTACGGATAGTCATATCCATTATCTGCTTCTCAGTTATATTCATTGCGATAACTAATGAATCAATATAATCTTCCATATTTGCTGATTTCAAATTTTTATTGTTATCTTTTTGAGCTTTTAATAGTCTTTGTTCTGTATCATAATTTAAAAAATCATCAATATCAAAATCAATATCATTTTGAATAATTATAATTCGTCTTAAGTCATCAAATATTTGAGGAGTTATGTTTTCGTTATTTATGATATAGTATCCATTTTGTTCGTTGATTGTAATCTCTGCATCTGGACAGCACAATTTTAATAGATACATCGCAAGAATGTAATATTGTGATAATCCTGTAATATTATATTGTTCTTCAAGTTCATCATTACCTAAGCAATAAATTAAAAAATCAAGATATGTCATTTTTACTATTTTTTTTTCACGGAATGTACTATTCTTTCTTATAATTATTGATTGTGATAATGGTTGAAAGTTTAATACATCTTTCATGGTTACAGGATATAAAATAATATGCTCGTTGTATTTAAAAGGTTCATTAAAAATATTATATGGATAGAGAAAATCTTTATCAATTTTCACAGAAATCATCCTCGTTATAATTCATTATTTTATATTTTAAACATTTACCATAGAATTTATTATTAGGATAGTATATTGTACAATATCCTCGATCTGCTGGTTGAACTTCTCCAATGCCTTTAATTTTATTTGATCCATTTAATATTCTATCTACAATATCACATAATACATCAATTCTATTTGCGTATGTTCCTACATAGTATCCCATATCTTTTATTTGATTTACTGTTGGGGTTGTTTTATCAGTAATTCTGATTTGTCCTTTTGTACTAAAGATACATACATACAAGTTGAAGTTTGTAAATAAATTTCTACTAACGTTATCTATATCTGTTTCTACAAAAACAAACGTTTTTTCTTTTATGACGGTATCTTCAACGAAATTATAATCAAATACTTGTCCGCTTTCTACGCATTTAACACCATCGTAAATCCATTCTCCACCTAATAGAATTTCAATATCATCCAAATATTCGCATTTAGAATCTGAAACAGGATTAATTACAGTAATAAAATCTCTGTTTTTTAGAAGAAGATTTATAATTTTATTTTTATATAAAGAAGCATTGTATAAATTCGAAATAAAGTATCACCACCTTTTAAATAACATCAATTATAAAAATTTCAAGTTCTTCTATCAATTTATTATCAACATAAATTTGTAATAAAAAAGATTCACCAATGAGTGAATCGTCATTTACTAATAATTTAGCTGAATTACCACTTTTATCTAAGTTAACATTAAAATTAGATACTATATTCCAAGAAAAATTTATATTATTCCAATCTATATTTTTATTTTGTTTATCAGTAAAATTAACAGAATAAGTACGTGGAATACCTACTTTTATTTGATTGCTCCCAGAAATATTAGCTATTAAATCTTTCTTTTCATTGTCAATATCTAAAGGAGGTGGGGTAGAGTTGTCCATATCTATATAATGACATACACCTATTTCTATTTCTTTTTGAGAAGGTTTATACTGTGATTCTGTAACAATAATAGAAATAAAACCTTTACCCATATATGTATAAAGAGTTGTGTCAACGCGTGTTATTCTGTATACAGTTGGATTATTTTTGTTTTCATCAATTAAAAAGTTAATATTTCTATCTAATTGAATAGTATCTTGATTTAATGGTAGAAAAATCATTAATTGGTCAGAACCTACATAGACTATCTCAGTTCCATTTTCTCCATTATTATATTTAGATGCTGTTGTTATAATTGCAGGAATTTCTTTTATGTTTCCATATTTATCTTGCCACTTCAAAAATCTATTACATTTTCCCAATTTTCCTTCATTGTGTATACCTGATACTTCATAAGATTCTATGCACATCCAATATTCTTTTTTTTTATTATCATATAAAAGTTGACCAAGTTCTATGAAATTGTTATGCATTGTTAAATACTTTGCTGTCACTCCATATGAAGCACTGAATTTCTGATCATAGATTTTAATAGGTATTTCATTATTAGAATTATAAGATACTATATTTGGATTATATGATACATCATCATAAAAACCATATTTCAGAATATCTTGTGCATCTTTGATCTGTTCATTATAAAGAGTGGTTCCGCTTTGCATGATTCGTTTTTTCATTAATTCAAAACTCATTTGTAAATACGCTTTCTTTTAGTGACCAGATCAAAAATTTTAGAATCTTTATAAGAGTTATTAATTGCCAATTGATCATTCTCTGCTTTATACATAGATCGAAGCTCCATTAATTTTGATAAATGACTATGAAGATTTAAAGATTTAAAATCTGAAGATGATAATCTTGCTTTTAAAGTAGTAGTTGAAAGGATTTGAGAATCTAACCATTTGACAATCATGTATTCACTTAATATTTCAAAGTTAACATCGCTTAGCTTAAAATTAAATTGTTCTAATTTATCGTCTCTATCAAACAGATTTTGATCACTACATGATTGAAATGCTACACATGCAGGTTTTATATAACTTTTAACAATTTGATAAGCAATTTCTTCTGGAAGCTGTGCTAAATCTAAATCTTTAATTTTTAAAAATACAGAATCTGCTAGTTCCCGAAAAGTAGTAATATTAGCCATATAAGTCACCTGTATGCTTTGCTAATTGCTTGCAATTTCAAATCGTAATTTGTCTTCAAGTAGTTTTATAATATGAGTATTATTTAAAACACCATTATTGTACATTGTACGTACTTTAGAAATTACAACTTCACGCATTCCAGACTTCAGTGCACTTTCAATTGTCTTTTCAATAAGCTTATTATCACCTGTTGCGAATAATTTTTTTAACTGATTGACCTTTGCAACTTCTTCATATTTAGACATAAGTCTAAATTTATTTATTGCACGAATATCCTGTAAAATAATCCACGGTCTATTTAGAAATACTGGTTTTGAGTTATTCATAGAAGTTAACTCTTTTATTGTTAAATACTCAACATCACCTATTTTGTGCCATTTATATGTCGCACCAGTTATAGGAGAGGTGTATACGATTCCACCAAATTGAATACTCATACAAGGAACTTCTTCATTCATACCTATGTCTTCAATTGAATTATCTTTTTCATCTGATTCTTCAAAATCTTCCAAATCTGAAACAATATCATTTATTGCGCCAATTACATTTCCCTTTGTGTTTTCTATGGAATTTTTTGATTCATTTCTAATAGTATCATTATTAATTTCATCTTTAGAAATATCACCTTTAATATCTGAACCATCAATTAATAATTGCATACTATTCTCTAAGTCATTTTTTTTAAGTTTTTCTATAATTTTTTCTTGTCCACTATTACCAACAATAATTCCTTTTTCTTTAGCAATTTTTTTTAATTCATCTAAAGATAGTTCTTTATAATTCATTCTTTATGCTCCTTTAACTTATATTTTATTGTATTCCATAGTATGATTACGTTATCTAAATCTACTGATTTTTTAAAAGCATAATAAGTTGATTTACTGTTTGAGTTTTTACCTTTAAACACATATCTAAATCCATAAGATTTTAAAAAACACATCAATTTATAAGAATAACAATAAAAATATTTGCTATTTCCCATATTTGACTTCCTTAATAAAAGAAGTGGTGATAATAAACCACCACTTCAAAATAGTTTTTCTATGCTTATGCAATTGTATATTTTCCGAACAAATCAGAAGTTACAAGTTCAACACCAACTTTGTGCTGGAATTGAATTCTAATTGTCTGGTCATGTTCCTCTTCTTCATGTGCTTCTTTAGAACGAACATCACCTTCATAGAAAATTTTAATAATCTGTTCATCAGGTAATACATAAAGAGTATCATCAGCACCAGCAAATTCATATGTAAATGGAATAAAAGAATCGGGAATAATAATTGCATCACATCCAATACCAGTATTCTTTACAACTACGCCGCTGGTAGCTAATTCATCTTTTGCGGCACTAGAGATCCAATTGGCATTAGTCCCTTCTGCAATTTTACTAACTGCCCTCTGAGATCCTGCAACAACGGTGTTCTTTCTATTAGCAGTACGTACTCGTCTGATCATGTCAATTAAGGTATCTTTATCATAAGTTCCCTGCTGAACAAATTGAGAAGGAAGATATGCACCCATTCCATTAAATATTGTAGCAATACGGTTATCCATATCAACCGCAAATCCCTCACGAACTTCGTTCAACATTTCAACAATCGTAGTATACCCTTTAAGAAACCTATCTAATTCTTCATAACATGCTACATAAGACCATTCGGTATCAATTGCAATATCTTTAGCGCGCCCAATTTTCTGATATTCAACATCCCAAGTACCGCCAGAAAATTTTGCTGCAGCAAGATATGATTTATCTCTAACTGCAAATGCGTTTTTCTCTCCAATAGCACCATTTTTTACTTCGCACATCTTCTTATAAAATGGTGAAGTTTTCCATGCTTCTGGGAGTTCTGGTTTCAAAACATTTTCCCAAATAGTAAAAATGGCATTCTTGTTATTTCTCCAAGACTGCCAATCTAATTCACCACCTAAAATTTCACTATGAAATTTTCTAATTGCTTCATCTACATTTTTTGCAGTTTTTTCATTAGAAAACGTAGCAATCCTATTTGTAACAGCATCTCTTATAAGAGTGCTCATCTGTAACAATTCTTCTTTACTATACATAATAATATTTTATCCCTTCTGAATTAATCATTTTTAATCACTCGAATTTTTACTTTTAAGATTCTTGTATCAAATACATATCCCCTGTCAGAAATTTGTACTCCTTTGGAACTTCCGAAATAAGGAAATCCAGTTTCTTCAATAGATTCAATAATACCTACGAAATTTGCATCAGTTGGAGCAGATACAACAGCAGACATTTTATATGTACCATCAGCAACCACATACTGACCAGTTTTTACAGGCGTTGACTCGTCAATAGCTTTAATCATATTACTGGAAACCTTGAATTTTCTATCAGTCTTCAGTTCATAAGTTCTAAAAATCTTACCTGATTCATTCGTATAGTTATCTTCATTCTTTTCTTCAGCAAGCCTTTCATCATATCCATACACAGGATGAATTACGATATAAACCTTATCTGCTTTAGTTGGCTTAGAAGCAGTATATACATCTGAATAACCAGTAGCCAATCCACCGTTTGCAACAATAGAACCATTATCTATATCCTCAGTTGCTATGAAACTAACATTCATGCAACCATGTAACTTTGTTGATTCAGCAATACCATGTTTTGCCATATTTAAAATCCTCCTTAATCTACAAAACCATCAAGCAAATGTCCGTATCTGCTTGTGAGTTCATTTTCTGTGCTATATTTATTTACATTGGTTGAAGTTGGAGTATATGAGAACATCTTATTTTTATTAGAGTTAATAAGAATTTCACCAGACATTAATGTAAGATCTTTATCTAACTTCTCAATATCAATCGTTTCATAATCACCAAGTTTTGCTTTAAAATAAATAAACTCTGGAGATTTACCGATTTTCTTTTCAAATCGTTCCAGAGTTGATTTAACAGCTTCAATATGATCTTGTTTAACCTTTTCATTTTCTGCAGCTTCATATATAGAAAGTTTTTCTTTTGCAATAGAATATGCTGTTTTAAGTGTGTCATATTCAGTTTGTAATTCTTTGTTTTTTGTTTCAAATTGTTGTGACACTTCTTGTAATTTTTCTTCAAGTTTTGCGTTAAATAAAGCTTCATGTTTCTTAGCTAAGCTTTCATTTAACTCATTATAAATCATTGTTAATCTAGAGTCTTTTTCTTCAGATTTTTCAGTGAAAGTAATATCACCTTCTGTCTTTGTTTTCCAATTGATGACTGGATCATCATTTGACATAACATACTCAACAGAAAAAATTCTGCATCCATTTTCTTTATCAAGCACATAAATTTTTGATTCATCTACTGACAACAGTTCGTATTTGATGTAGTCATTTCCCTCACATTTAATATCTGAAAGAAGAGTGGTAAACTTAGTCAAATCCATTTTGTTTTCTCCTTCCATTTGTGGATTATTATTTGTTGTGTTATTTTGAACAGAGGTAGGAGTACCGTCTGATTCATATTGTTTTAATTTTTCTAACATCAGTTCAAAGTTCTGTTTGAATTTATCTGTATCAATAGAAAAAGCCTTCATTTTCTCAACTCTACAAGATGGAAAACAAGGGCGAACATTCTTTGAATTATCAGATGATTTATTTAGTAAACATAACGCACTAAAAGTAAAATCATCTATGGAAAGAACATCATTGTTTTTGTAATGATACTCATTAATTGATAGCTCACAACTTTGGTTAAAATAAATATCATCACTATAAGCTGCATCCATAATGTTATACCGACCAGTCCACAAGATAATCTGGCATGTTAGATATGTATTCATTGTTTCGCCATCAGCCTCAAGAACTTCTTCTAGCTGTAAATTAGCACTTTCAGGTATACATCCAAATGGGATACATTCATTCACAATATCAAATGAAGTGTTTGTAATAATCCACTTAGAATCATGCCCGCCGACTCTCCATTTATTATTATCTTCTGGATCTTGATACAAATGGGCGATCACAGGCTTGTTATAAAATTCACCTCTTGCCATAGCTTTTTGGACTGCTTCTAATGTAATATCAGAACCATTCACATTATCACCAGTGGCAAGCATATAACATTTACATCTAATAAATTCCTGATTGACAATTTCAAAATTAGATAACTTTGAAGTAAATCCCAATGTCTGATTTTTATTAAACTTCAATTATTGATTTCCTCCTTCCTATAAAAATCAAAAACAAACGTTAGAATTCAATAAAAAAGAACCTTGCTCAAACTTTGAGTTCAGTTCCTTCATGAGTTCATTCGTCTGTATAAATACGAATACTTCTTTATTATCAATGTTTCTTTTTGTATATTTAAAACCAAGTGATAGAAGAGTATCTGCTTTTACTTGGTCTAAAATCAATACTTCACCCATATGTTCAATCACCTACCTAAATATCTCTGTTTGCCTTATTGTTTTCATCATCTTCTCTGGTCTGAGTACCACTATCAGACAAATCATCTTCACTCTTTTGTGGTCTGCCACCTTTATCTGTAATATCAGAATTATTACCGCTTTGTGTATATGATGTATTCAGCGTCTTCCATTTATCAAAAACATTACCCAGAATAGAATTTTCCAAAATAGAATTACCTAAAAGTTTGGCGGTATTTATACCGTTGGCAGCGAGCATGCGTCCTTTTACTGGTGCTGACACTTGTGCTAACTTTAACTGTGTATCTATGTAGTCACTGATATCAAAAACAGTAGTAGGAAGAATACTATATTCAAACTGATATGTTTTATAAACATGACCACGCAATTTCATCTGTAAATCAACCCAAGACTCTAACATTCGATAAATTCTGTAAATGTCAGATGAATCAACTTTAATAGAGTATTTTAATTCTGATCCAGAAGAGGCAGATGATATAAGAGCTTTAGAAATTCCACACTCTGTATAAAAATTCTCAACAGCGTCAGCAACTTTATTAGAATCATCTGATGCTGTAGATTTTGACTCCAATAAATGCATTTTCATTGGTGTTGGAACAACACCCCAGGATGCAGGTACAACATTTTTAGTCATTTCAGTGAATGGTGTGATAATTTCATCACCCATAGACATTTGGCCATCTTCATTTGTTGGTATTTCAAGACAAACTAGTTTATAAGCATCTGCTTCCGTTTTTGCTTTCGCCAAATCCTTATAGTCATCAATGTCAAGTATGGAAATTATAATCTGAAACAGAGCAGGATATGGATAAATAAAGTCATTGTTATATTTCAAACACAAGGAATTTTCATATGGAATCATAACCATATTATTCGGAGATGTTTTCTTTGATTCTTTTAATAATTCCTGTAACTCTAGTGGAAGAGTGCTGAAATATGAATCAGTCAAAAGGCTACGATTAATGGCATATTGATATACGTTTCCATTTACAATACTTTTTATTTCACAATACTTAGAGTCAATCCAATATATAGAAATATCCGTTTCTGTCTCTGTGACAAATCCGAAACATATATCTTCAATAAAAAGTTTTTTCATGATGTCAGATATACGATTTTCCAATTTGAATTTATTAACTTGGTCTACATATTTATAATAATTTGACTGAATGGTTTTTTCATTGATTTTTGTGTCCTTTAGAATTAAATCAACAGTCCAATTAATTACTGCCATATCAGTAAAGTAATCTATAAGTCTTTTATAATACCCACTTTTAAGGTACATATATTGTGAAAGTCGTACCACGCCTTTACCGTATTGTTCTGGATACTGAGCCATTCTTAAAATTTGATCTCTGGTAAAACCACACAATCTGCCATATCTATCAAAAGCACCTCTATAACTAAGCTCACTAAGGCATAAGCGTTTAAGTGCTGTAAACGAAAAAGTCGGTGATTTCCCATTCAGAAAACTATCTATATTCTTTTTATCTTCTTGAAACTGTTCTTTTATTGCCCCGTTGTTATTTGTATTTTTTTCTATATTAAATCACCGCCTTTCTAATGAGAATATAATTTGGGTTTTCGTGCAAGAGCAGTGAGAGATGAGACATTGGTTTTGTTATTGTTTTGTGGTTTTTGCTTTATTTCTATCTGACGTGCAACCCAATAATTATAACCAAGACTACTATATCTGTCCTTACGCTCTCCAGATTGTTCTTCAATTTTCACATTATTACCATTTATTTTACTATTCAACTTTATTAATTCATAAATAAGAAGAGTGGTTTGAATATATGGCATCTTTTTATCTGTCTGTTCATAGATAGACAACCTAGAAAATCCTTTGATTTTATCCTTTAATATTTCCTCTGCTTCAAATTCAGATACTAATAAATTGATTTTGCCGTTCTTAAATCCAGCCCTTAACATAGTACACATCTCGTTGTTGAATGATTGATTAGCTTTAATAGACCATACAACTTTTGGAGCATTTTTGACTTTGCAGCGTTCTTCCATATCTTTATTGTTACAGCAGGAAAGAGCATTAAACGTTTCTCCTGTATCTGGATCTAACTGATCTTTAATAATAAAATCATAAACACCCAGGCCAACACCATTCGTATCAATGGCAATATCTGTACATTTCATAGAATAATATAATCGCATAACTATCAATCCAAGTTCATCAGTAGTCAGCCCCTCATGATTTTCTGCATATACAATATTAGAAATGTAATTATTATTACCTGTGGGGATGCAACTATTAATCATAATAGAACTTGCGTCATTATTCTTTTTCTTTTTAGAAGCCATTAATGCAATATCGACAGACAAAATGCGCCTTTCATTTATTGCCAAATCAGGAACTTTATATCTTGAAGACGGAGGATACATAGCGGTTTTAAGTTTTCTACGCTTTGATACATCATCAAACGAGAAGAAAGCATCACCAGTATCGCCATACCACATGCAGCCCATTTCCATAGAAAATTTTGTCTCATCAAAATCAGCTTCAGACATTTCATCTTCAACCTGTTCTCTGGATAACAAATTCTCTTTAATAGCAATTTGATAGGGGAGTCCACATATAAAATACTTCTTGGTAGCATCAAGAAAGTTCACAACATATGCTTTTGCTTTGTCAAAACTCCAGTGCGACTTGTACCAGCAGCTTGACATGTATATCTCTTTGTTGCGTTCTGCAAGATGTTCATATTCTTTTTTGTTTAGATATCCGGGAGTACGGGGAGCGGTTAAGAATTTTCTAAGAACAGTATTGATAACATCTAAATCTACCATTCTAAATTCATCAACAATCAAAATATTTGCTCTGGCTCCACGCCCATTATCAGACGCAGTAACAACTCTAATCCATGATCCGTTTTTAAATTCTATAATTGCGCTGTTTTGACCAACGGATTTATTAGAAATCTCATTGTTTAGTAAATCAGATCCCCAGTCATAATTTTTACAGAAGTCATCTGTGATTTTTAGCAGAACCTCATTAGCTTGAACACGAGTAGAACTTGCGACACATATTTTTGTTCCTGGGAAAAGAATGCACCTAACAACACAAAAAAGAGCCGTAAGCCAAGTTTTACCTAAGCCACGACTGGCACAAAACATAAAGTAATTATTCAGCATCATTGCGTATAGCAATATTTTCTGAAATAATTTTAGGTGTATATTGAGGTAGTCTCGGCAAAATCGTTGAGGATTTTTACGATAAAATGCGCCCCAATAGGCAACACCATTCATCATTCTTTCCGCTTTTTCATTAGCAACTTCTTTGGTGGTCATTTTACGACTTTCAGCCATACAACCACCTACTCATCATCTGTCTGGCTACCGAAGATAGCATCAAACAATGCTTCATTATCTTCGTCACCTTCATATTCAGGACGCTCTACAGTGTATTTCTTAATAAATTTATTGTAGAGATTTGATAATCCATTTTTTAGGCCCATCATTTTTGATAAATGTCCACGGAAGAATACATCTATATATAAACCAATCTTATCAACATCTTTTAGTTCTTCATCTATTTCAGGTAAAGGTCTTTCATTTTCCAATTTTGCCAGTAAGGTTCCAAAAGTTTGCGCATCAGATAAGGCATCTAAATTATTCTGTTTTGGTTTTAAGTTAGCAGTATCGAGATAATCTTGAAATGTCTTATCTAAATCCTTTGTATCTACACCTAAACGGTTTGCCTTTAGAATTTCTAGCTGTTTAAAACAAATACGCTTAAATACTTCTTCTTGAGCCTTCGTTTTACACTCGCAGCGAGTAGTCCAGTCTGTATATTGATCCTGAAGATACTGATAATCATCATCTGAAAATCCTGTTCCAAAGAATTTAACAGTCTTTAGTTTGGTTTTTTTATCATCTTTTATATCTTCATAGGTTTCAATAACTCCCTCTTTACGTTCCTCATCAAGAGTTGTATCAAATGTTTTTCCTTTATATTGAGTTAAGTTTGCACGAGAAACATAAGTATGCATTCTGGAACGGTTCTTTGTTATTTTTCTACTTGCATTTAAAAGGCTTATATTATAATAGATATTAAACTTTTCGCAAATTCTTCTTATAGCAGTATCCTCATCACCACCATAAACTTCTGTATAATGTTCAAAAAGTTTATCCATACAACGCTTACAGATAGGCAGATGATAATCCCAGCCAGCATACATTTCACTTTGAGAAGCTGGGAAATTATCATCTAATTTTTTATATGGAGTTCCACAAGTAGGGCACTTATAAAAAGTTGGTTCATCTTCTTTAGAATATTTTATTTTCTGAATTTCTGTATTTTTAGACGGTGCAGTAGTAGCAACACGCCTGTTTGACTTTGCTTGTGCCATAAGTACCATCCTTTCATTTCAAAATTTTGTTCAAATAAAAAAGACAGCCGTGATGACTGTCAAAAGCCGAAATTGAATTTAAAATCTACCTTTCACAAAAGTGTCACTTTAACAGTGAAGCTAATTCTGTATAAAATATTTTGATAAACATCATTTACAACATTTATCAAAAATAGTATAATTGTCATAGCTTAATTACGGAGGGCGAGACTATGTACAATATAAATCAAGAGAGAACAATAACTGGAAAGATTAAATGTGAAAATTGTGGTGCAGAGATTAAATGGCATTATATAATACGCGCAAAAGAGTTTGGCATATATTTAAACAGTTATCCAACAGATACTGTATCTGCATCTAAATTAAATAAAGATGATGATATTGATAATATATATTTTGTAAGATGTAGAAATTGTGATAAGAAAAATTATTTTCAATATACAGAATTATGATTATTCATACACAAAATTTAATCCAACATTTACTCGATATGTTTTTTGGTTATTGTTAATTTCTTCATATTTTTCGACTTTTGCAATTTTACACCAATCTTTTAATATTGACTTTTTTGCAGCGTCGGCGATCATCATTTTAAATTCTTGTGATTCTGTATCTATATCTTTATTATCATATACTGAGATACCCAAAATAATATTGTTATCCATATATTTTAATTCCTTTCTGTAGTTTTTTGTCGGAATTCAAATAGAAAGAGTCGAACTTTCATTTTCAAGTGGAATAGAATGTCATGCCATTAGACGATATGTGTGAATTATCTTTAATAACATATAGAAATTTATATCGAAATATGGTATGATTAATGAGGGTGATTAAATGAAGAATATTTTCGAATTAGTACATTCGGTTTCAACAAAACAAACATTATATTTTGTAAAATATATAACTTTCATTCTTATTGTTATCGTTTTGCTTTTAGAAGGTAATTCCGTTATTTTATATTCTGCATTGACATATTTAGCAGGAATTGCATTTGATACTGTTGCTAATACAAAACAGATGAGTGAAGATGTTAATAACAAACTTTATATTATAGAAAATATTATTATGGTTATTTGTATTCTTTCTGTAATTGCAATAGTGATTTTGAAAGTTTCAGGTCATACAAATATACCATTTGGAAGAGAAATTCTGAATGCTATTTTGATTGTAACAACACCACATCCATTAATAGAAGGATTAATAAAATGTCAAGAGAGTGAGGGTATAAAATGATGTTTATAATTATTCTTTTAGCGTTTAATTTGTTTATTATAATTATATTGTCTAATATAAAAAATCCAATAAAAAGATTAAAAGACAAAGATATACTTAGATTCTTAACAGAGCATAAACTTGTTGAAACTTCAAAACATAAAAATTACGATTGTGATTTTTCTGAAGTAATTAAAATATTAGAAGATAATAAGGACAAAATACTTATAAAGGATATTAATTTCTATGAATAAAGATGAATATGAAAAACTAGTTTTATATATTATAAATCCATTATCTGATAAAATATTAAATTCAAAAAATAATAAACTATATAAGGCGGTAAAGTTAAGAAAAGAATTTAATGATAATTTTTATAAAGTATTAAATGAAAAAATACTATTTGCAAAAAAGGCAACAACAATAACATCAGAAATAGATAGACATAAATTATGTGCATGTTTAATATGTGCACTTGAAGAATTTTCACCATACAAAATATATAAAAAGGGATATTGTCTTGATGATTTATTTTTCGCAAATGAATTATTATCGATTTATTCTGCAATATCTTTTTTGGAATGTTATAATACAAGCACAAAAATTGTTTTTCCACCAACTAAATATAAGGCTAAAAATATAGATTCATATATTAAAACATTATGTTCTGCCTTATATATGAGTAAAAATAATAGAAGATTGAAATACAATATTTTGACTTTTTCTAATATCTTATTTTTATTAGAAGAATATTCAAAGACTGTTACAACCGAAATCCAATGAAACAATTCTTCTAAGTGGTGAGAGAGGAGCAGTAGTCAAGCTGCTCCTTAATTACTTTTACTCAACACATAATTTATTCTGCTTTGATAACATTTTTCTGATATATTCCAACCCTTTTCTCGTAGCATATGTAGCTGGTCTATAATTCCCATCACGGCAAGGAGTTTCCTTTACTTTAAACAAACCTTGTTCCATAAATCTCTGATATGGAATATTTACATTTCCCTTATAAAACATAACATCATTTGTACGCAAAAATAGATACAATCTCTTCAATCCAATTTTTAGTTCTTTAGCTACAATGTTCATAGGCAGTAACCCTTCTGTGCTAAGAAGAGTATCATAAAATTCCTTTAATTCAGCATTCTCAGCTTTCAATTTTTCATTACTGCTTTTTAGATCTTTGATGACTAAAACCTTTGTTTCCTCACTAAGTTCTGGGAGATAATTATTTACAAATTCTTCTTCCATATCTGTTTCGACATAGCCACCAGTTTTATTGATTATAGGGAGAACTTCTTCGACCACCCATTTTCTGAATGGTTTACATTTTTCAGTATGTGCTTCAAACATAAAATCATATAACTGATTTTCGTTCATAAAAAGTTGTCCATCGTGGACAACCGTTGAAATATCGGCATTTTTGACAGTTTTATCAATTCGCTCAGTACGAGGATATTGTTTTCCCTTTGCTGTCTTCACATATCCAAGTGCCATACCAGTTGAGTAAAGTTCAAACATTGGAACTCCGTCAACAATCTCAATAGTTACGTCAGTTGCCTCAAATTTCTTCAAAATTCTGTTTTCTGTTTTAATCATAGTTTTTCCTTTCTTCGCATTATAGTAGCGAAACACTAAAATATTTGTTTACGTTATTTGCCGATAACGTGGATCGTTATCTGATGTGGAACAGTTGCGGCAACAACTATTCCTGAAAGAAAAAATCATATGATAAATAAAAACTTCTTTTGGGACGTAACTATCCCACATCAAACAACGATGTCTAAACATTTATTCTCTTTTTATTTCTTCAAAACAACACAAAAAGAGCCGCCATAAATGACGACTCCGCTTTTTTACTAAATCAATAATCTTTAAATCCAACAACAATATGATTCTTTTTTAATTCTTCAATATCTTCCTTAGACAATCCAGAACCTTCATCTATAAAAACAATTTTTCCATTATACTGTTTTAGATTCATTTGTCCTCTCTTATATGGAACGAATATATTGGTAATGTTCAATTCTTTATCCCTGTTTTCAATACCACAAACAGAATTTATATTTTTGTAAACCACAATTCCACTATATTCATTACAAAGTTTTGCAAGAGCATATGATTTACCAGAATTTCTATAAAGGTAGCCATTAGCAGATAAGAAACTTTGTCCAGATGATATTACTTCATCAAACATAAAATACCATCTATCTTTATCCTTATAAGATGAATTATAAATATCCCATACCTTATGATTTTTAATATCACCACAATGATTCTGTTCCCAAACAGCAACTTGCTTTTTACCATCTGCTTTATATTCAGAATATTCTAAATGCCAATCATATTCTCTAATAAGTGAGAGAGTATCCTTCAAAAGTCTGAGACAATCAATTGAACCTTTGATATTATTTTCCTCTTGCAACTTATGAAATTTCTGCTGTAATGACATAGCATCTTCTGTAAGCGTTTTGACGGTTTCATTAAAAATATTTTCGGTTTTATTCATGTATTTCCTCCAGTGGTAAGACACAACCTATTAAATATTTATGTACTTTTTGCACATAAGAAAAGACTTATGAGATTTGACCCTCATAAGTCCTAGAATATATCAAAAGTAATATGAATCATTATTTTAGAAATAAGCAGTCCTTTAAATTTATATATATATATATTTATTCGTTATAAATCATCCATTAGGATTTAATGGATTTATAATAACAGGCGTAGGATTCACCTCTACCCCATATCCTGTGTAGGCATTTGGGAATATCTTTCGCATAATTTGTAAACTTCCATTTACATCTGCATTAATTAGCATATTTTGAGATTTAAATAATCCCCGTGTAATTCGTCTGGATTTATCATAATTTTCTTTAATTGGATATTCATCATCTAAATAACTTGTTCCAGAAGTATAAGATTCATTTACTTCAATATAATTTATGCCAATATTTTCTGATTTATATTTTAGTTGTTCTCTAAACATATTAAACGGAATTTTCATAAAATATTTCATATGATTGGCTTGTTTCCAATATTTATTTCTTCCAACAATTATAGTATCGATATTATTTTCTATACACCATTTTATAATATAAGCGGTAGACTTATGTATGTAATCTTTAACTCTAAAATGTCTTTTATCATTAAGTGATTCAATTTTATGACTCCACGTTTTACCATTTCTATTTTGTAAATCTTCCATAGCCATATGATATTTTTTAAGATATTGATTATTGATAGATTTTAAGATTTTTCCATTTATAATGAATGGTGAAATACTGATATTATTAGATACAGTAGCTAAATTATCTACGCCGAGATCAATTGAAATAATTCTTGATGAATTCTGATTTAAATCATTCAATCCAATCTCATATACAATTTCCATACTGTAATATGTTTTATGATATACAAAACGTACTTGAATCAATCTGCCAAGACATTTAGATTTCCATTCATAATCATTTAGTAGTCGATTTCTTATATAAACAGTATTATTGTCATATAAATATAAAACTTGATTATTTGGAAACATCCAAGGAATCCTTGCATCATTATCTAATATTGATGGCAATTGAGGTTTACCTCTATATTTGTATGGATATTTCTCGTAGTCCTGAATCGATCTAAAATATGATTTCCAATTTTTATCCAATAATCTCATTACACAGTTTGCAGGTTGACTAAAACAATTTTTATATGAAGTGTATGTTTTAAACATATAATTCATATCTTTGTATTTTATATATTCACCTGTATTTTTGTAATGCTCCAATAAGACAGAATTTGCTTCGTTATATAAAATTTTTGTGTTAATGCACATTTTATCAATTACTTTAAATTTGGGATGTGATTTCTTGATTATTATTTGTTCAATTCTTTGTACTTTCAATAATTCTCCTTAAACAGAAAAAGAGTCTGGTGAAATTACCAAACTCTTAATTTATATTCATGATTAAAAAAGCAATAGAATGCTTATTTGAAAGCAAGCCCTTTTCTTTCACGTTTCCGTTAATCTGCTCTATGGATGGAAGGGGACCTGGCGAATGCTCATATAAGCAGCGAAAGCAGACCGCCCTTATAATCATCACATCCTTACATCTCAAGTATGTAAGTCATATCACTTATCTTACATTTGCAATACTATGGTCATTTCCTACCAATATACACAGGTTTTCATGTGTTATAACTCCGAAAAATTATACCGCTATCAATGTGTCTGACAGGACTTGAACCTGCAACTTATCGGTTAAAAGCCGATTACGCTACCAATTGCGTCACAGACACAAAGTAGGAGAGTAATGAATATTCTTCACTCTCCATAATTTTTAAATATTATCAGAATTCCAAAGCAAATCTACATCATATTCTTCTAAAAATACTGGAACAATTTCTGATCGGTTGTAAGTGTCTAAAAGACTAATACACTTTTCCTCAAATTTATCCTTATTTTTTTCTTTATACATACGATTCTCGAATTTTCCAGTCCCCCTATATTCTGTTTCCGTTCTTATTTCGTGGGTATCTGGATCTTCGATTTCTTTGGAAATTTCTTCTATGATTTCTTCTTTTATTTTAAGAAATCGAAAAATGCTTTTATCGCGTTTATCATTAATCAATACACTATACATTTTTAAAGAATTCCTTTCTACAAAATTGTTTCTGTTTCTTTCTCAAAGTCATTATCTTCATTTCTTGCTGCAGCTAAAAGCTCTTTAATTTTTTCTAAAATTCTAAACTGAAAAACTGCCATTTTTGCTTGCGAAACAAGTGGTTTTGAGTTTAGTACATCGTTGATTTCTGCATCTGATACGCGTCCCGAATCTATAGAGAATACAATATTTAGATTTTCATCTAATATATATTCTTTCTCAGGAACTTTACCAAGAGAAATTTCAACAACTGTTTCACTAATGTTATCGTCAGTAATTATAGGGGTTCCATTATCCAACGTTATATTTGCTGTGAAATCTATGTCTGAAAATCTTATTTTCCTAATGTAATCATGAAGCGTTTCAATTTCTAGTTCTTCTTCAGCTGTTAATTCATCATTGTATTGGGCTTTAATTTCATATTTTACAATATTATTTTCTATTGTAATTTTTTCTTTTAAATTCATATATATCCTTTCTAATCGTCAATACTATCTAACTGATTATATAAATTTTTTAAATTAATTATAAGGTTCCTTATAGTTTTTTTGTCTAATAGGCAATCAAATCCTTTTACGCCTAGATCACAATCTTTTACACAAAATTGAATTAAGTTTTCAAGTTCGTTATAATAAAATTGAGCTTTTATATTTGAACTAAACAAAAGCTCAACAAAATTCACCACATTTTCTGTAATGATTGTTTTTACCATGCCTATTTCTAACTGTCTTTCAACTATATCTAAATCTTTTGCCATTTTATCACCAGCTTTCTTTTATTAGTTACGCATAAAATTAGTCGGTGGAACAGGATTCGAACCTGCGAATCATTAGAAACGAATTTACAGTTCGCCCGCTTTAACCACTTGCATATCCACCGTTGTAAAAGAAATAATTAAAGGTAGTAGAAGAGGGTAGGAGAGTACAGAAGACTCTCCTGAAATATACATGAATTTTTGAGGTGTTCATGTCCACTACTTCGCATAAAATCCATAATTGGATAAGCAGGACATTGAAATACCTTTTTATCTAATCTATCAATTTAGGTTTGATTATTATTTACTGCTTGTGACAGTCAGTACTCCGCAAAGGATATGAGTTGAGTTACACATCAAATGTTCCAACAAATAACCTTACTTTATCTTACTAATGATAGATAGGCTTGAATTTTGAAATTGGAGATTTATTGGGCTATTTTCCAAAACCAAACATTTCATCAATAAGTTCAGAACTATGATCATTTAAGTACCCCTGTGTGGTTATTTATTTTCTTCTGCTAAAGCACTTTTAAGTTTGTCAAGACTTTTCCACTTCTTATCTTTTGCAGTGTTATCATTATAAACGTCCACAAGCTCAGACGAAGACCACTTTTGCAGTTCTTGTATTAACTCCTTTTCGAGCCCAATAGAAGATAGATACGATGTCCAGAAATGTCTACCTGCATGTGGATACCAATGTTTTGTTAAATAATTATCCCACTTATCCATCCAACTGCGAATTGTATCAACTGAGGCAGGATCTCCATCGCGTTTTATAAAAATGAAATTATGTTCTTTTTTGTTTTTATCCATAATTTCTTTTCTTATTGGTAAATATTTTTCATAGTATGGAACAAATATATCTTTAATGATATATCTCTCAATATATTTACCGTCAACTCCACGCCCCTTAACTTTGATTTTAGAAGCAGTCTCTAAAAACAACCCATCAAATGCAGTGTTTTCGTAATCAATCATATCAGTAGTAAAACGAACTAATTCACTGGCTCTTGCACCAGATGCCATTATTAATGCTAACAAACATTGTTCATTAAACTTTTTTGCTCCGCCAAGTTTATCCATAAGATAATCAAGTTCTTCTTTTTTAAATACAGATTTTTCTCTTACATTTTCTTTGGGAAGTTTATCAACAAATTTAAGCAAATTGCGGAAATTAGGATATATGTCATCATAGAACTTTTCTATAAATTTTGATAATTCAGATAATGAACTGTGACAACGCGAATATCTATTTGCGCCCCATTTTAAATCAGTGATTCCAAAATCAAAAAAGTCTTGCATATCCAATTTTTTCATATCTGTAAACAATATATTATCATTAAATAAATAATTCCATGCAAAGAAAATATTAAAATCAGAAGTATATGCCTGTACAGTATTAGGGCTTCTTTTTGTGGCAAGATTTTTCAAGTATCTGTTCACTAATTTTTGATTTTCTGGATTAAATTTTGATATGATTTCTTTAGATGTAATAATATTTCTAAAAGTTTCTCTTGGTTTTGGCAAATTTATCACTTCCTTTACAAATAAAAAAGAAGCAATAGTAAAAATACTAAAAAGCTTCTTTTCCTCTATTCTTTAATAACCAATCTGGTCTTGTGAATTTTTCATTAGAATTAATTCTGATATAACTATGAAGAATTTCTATGTTTCTACTTTTTAAATATCTATTGAAGAAATCATATTCTGATGGTTTTACGGTTGAATGATTTTGAAGATTTACTTTGAATCTTGCATAAACGCCATCTGATAATTTATGAAGTTCTCTTATATGTTGAAATAAATCAAAATTAAATTTGTTTTCTATACCAAATTTTAAATATGCGTCATAGTCATCATATTTATTTTTATCAACTAAAATATAGGCACGTCCTATTGTAATATTATTCTTTTGAATATATGATTGGACAATAGGCTTTTTCGTAATATTATGAGAAAAATTTTGATTTTTATTTAACAGCATTTTTCTAAAATATGACTTTGGATAAACACCATTTGGTAATACATCAATCATATCAATAAATTTTACACAAGATTCCTTTAAAGTGTTTAAATACATAATTTCTGGATTATCCATTTCTTAATTAAATAAATCAGAAAAAATATTATTTAGTACAACATATAAGTCTTTTTCGTCTTTATGTGAAATCCTAAATAATGTAATATTATTTTTGTTACAAAATTCATTTTTGATATTATCTTTTCTTATTTGAGACTTAAAATTATCATTTGCTTCATCTAAAGAAATTCCACCAAATTGAACAGGCTGATAATGACCTTCTCCATCATATTCTAATAAACATAATAGTTCACAAGAATCACTATATATCGCAAAGTCGAATTTTAAATAATCAACATCTTTACAATCTTCAAAAGTTACTTGGGTTTTGTAATTTATTTTATTATGAATTAAAAAATTTTCAATATGTTTTTCACCATAAGACTTACCACAATTAGGACATCTTCTATGTTTAAGAAGAGAACTTGGAGATACTTTCCATTCATATCCACATAAATTATGCTTTATCAAAATTTTTGTTTTTGAATTTACATATTCACCAAGTATAGAATATTCGTCTTGATATAATTCAAATATATCTTTTTCAAATTGTTTATGTGTTTTGTGCATTGTTCTACAGCAATAACGACATCCTTTACCCTGCAATAAATCACCACATAAAACTTCAAATTCTCGACCACATTCTTCATGTCTAACCATGATTTTCCCACTATGTCCACTATACTTACCTAATAAAGTAAAGTCATTTCCATGTATAAATTTGATTCTGTTTGCAAATTCATCATGAGAAAGAAACAGTTTATCTGCACCTTCTCTGTGACTACAAATCGGACATCGAGAACCACCATTAAAGAACGTATCTGGTGTCATCCAAAACTCGTTCATACAATTTTCTTTATTATGTCTAAACAAAACTTTATCTTTACAAGTGTTATATTTCGATAATGGGACATATTCATTTCCACATTCATTTTTAACTCTTTTTATAAATTCATCATTTCTTTTATTTTGCCTACATGTTGGACAGTCACATTGATGTTTTTCAAAAAGCAAGCCATATAATTTCATATTAAATACAGTATTACATGTTGTACATAGTACATCTATATAAATTTGTGAATTTCCATCATATGTATTTAAATTTGATATTTTATATTTGCCATCAAATTTATTAAATATTTTTTGATGTACCATTCCTACTGTAAGTTTTTGTCCTTTTGCCATTCATATTTCTCCGATCTCTCCGTATCAAAATTCAAATAGAAGAGGGCAGTGGGATACGGAGTACCACCTTCAGAAGTTAGCTAGACTTCCTTATCCTCTCCCTAATTTCAACGCAGGTTCCGATACCACATTTAACTTACAATCCATAAGCCAAACAGATTTTCCTCAAATCACATTGAATGCTATGCATATTTCTCTAAGCAAAAAGGAAGTGAACTTATAATATTCACTTCCTTCAATTCAATTAGCAGAAATTTTATTACTTTAAATTGGCAATCCACTCATGATAATTTTCTACAATCCATTTTCGGCCTTTTTCAGTCCATTTTAAACAAGGCTTAGATTTTTCTTCTTTGTAACTTCTGTAATCAGCATATCCATCTGTAATTAGCCATTCATAATCAGAATAAGGACACCATGTGCCAGACTGGTTTTTAAATATAATTCGATTCGATTTCATAATCTGGTTTAATTTTGAAGCACTTGAAAACCCCAAATCCTTTGCAATGATAGTTGTTGTTATTAAATCTTCTTTATTAAGTACTGCATCATGATAGTCTGCTTTTGGTATCAGCGGAGCAGTAGCTTTATCTACCTCAAGTTCAACAAGTTTGTTATGGGCAGATGCAACTTCTAAAGGATCTTTACTAAAAAGTTTTAGTTTTAGCTTTTCTTCTTCAGAAAGATAATCTCCAGATTTTAATGTTTCTTCCATTTGATTGAAGGCATCTATATACTTCAGCTTCCATTCGAGTGCTTTTGTACCTGTAAATCCCATGCATAATAGAGAAAACCCATCTCTATCCATTAAATATTCTTTGTTTGTTTTGCCATTAGATGCTTTGTAATTAGAAATTATAAATAGAGCGCAAAATTGCGCTGTACTGATTTCCTTAGAAATATTGTCAATAGATCTTAAAATCTCCTTATGATTTTTGCCAAATTTCTCAGCTACATCACGGCTGCTTGCTAAAATTCTTCCATCCTGATTAAATAATGTAATATCACTCATTTTCGTTTTCTCCTTTTAATCTAAATCATTTTAGTAAAAAGAGAACGACTTATTGCTGTCTCCCGACATGAGCGTTCTCCATTGTTGGTGTGGTAGGAGCATACCCTACACATGCGTACCACCAATGGTTTGTCCGTTTAGAGGTAATCAGTCGCTTCACTGATCGGCAGTTACTTTCACTCACTGCAAATCTCTAATTTATATTTCTCTAAACAAAAAAGACTTACGCTAAATTTTTGAACGCAAGTCTTTTCTATAAAAAATCTCATCGAATATCAGATGCTATATTTACCAATAAAACCTAAGTGGCTGTGGATGATACTCATAAAGATATGGTCTATATAACATATCAAACATACCAGACACTTCTCTCTGAAAATTCTTTCTCATATCACGAATAATCTTTTCTGCTTCATCAGTATCTAAACCGACTTTTACAGTAATACTATATTCAGAATCATCCAACTCATCTTCGGGGTCAGTTTCATTTAAATTTGTTTCGACATCATTATCATCTTCGTTGATACCCTCTAATTCTTCATTACCAATAGTAAACCAATCATGCTCACCTAATGGCATATATTCATTGTTCTGCATATCAACCATTGCTTTACTATTTACATCTTCATGGAATAATACATAACCCTCTGTAGCTACATATTTTTGCTTTTCAGGAAGATAACATTTTTCTACATTAATGTGCCAATTATCGGATTCTACATCGTCAAATAGAGATACAATATATTCTCTATCGTATTCTTCATCATAATCAAGTTCACAACTTTCAAGAATTACATTTTTGTAATTAAGTAATTCCACCATAATATCAATAATCATTTGCTTATTTGCAATTACGGATACAAGATTATCTTCATTATCTAAATTGGCAAACATATGGGAAACTAAATCCTCAACATTTTCAAAGTTCAACATGTATATCACCTGCCAATCCAGATCACTCAAAAACTTTCTTCAATGATTTCACGATTTTAACAGAACCTTCCTTATGCTCTGGAGTCACATAAGTTTCACCCTTCTTGTCGCCCATCATAATCTTGCCAGTTCTTTCAGGAACAACCTTAGATTTCACTTTGCAAACACCAGGAATTGTAACATCATCATCTGCAAGAACAACATCTTTAACAACAGATTCAAGAGCTGTAAGTACAGCGTTTACCTGTTTCTGATTTACTTCCTCAGTGGATACTTCTACAATACGTTTTACAAGTTCAACTTTATTCATAATTTTATTTTCCTTTCGATTTTCAATATTTAATAAAATTGAGATAGCAGCACCAACAATTCTCTATCTCCGAGCCGTCTATTAATTCAGGGTGTAGTACGACTAATGACCACCTATGCTAGTTGGAATTAATGTAATACGATATAGTAGTGACACTATATCGTCTCGTCAAAACGGACTACTCAAAAGCAGAAGAGTAGTCCTATTTTTCATAGTCACTTATATATAATAATATAAAAACTGTGTCGCTCGTACACAGCCTACTTTGTCATGAAATTAGTATTTCAATCCAGTCCATATCTGTCTCTTTTCGTCTTTTGGCAAGACAACAGCGAATCTGCCATGCCATCATGTCTTCATTTTCTAATCTATGTAAGTCAGTAATAATACCCACCTACTTTCATTCTTCATCAAACATCGAACTAGAAATTGGAGCAGCTCCACCCAATTTAAGATCAATAGCCTGTCCAACATACTGTTTAAACATATTTACAATACTAATAGGAGCGTCAAATGCTTCCTCATTCACTAAAACTAATTCGCCATTGATTTCCTCAACTCTTGCACCTACAATATTTTCAATTGTTTGGTGTGTATTATCTAATTTTGCCATTTAAAATCTTCCTTTCATTTATATTTTTTTATTATCAATTTGTTATATGTTTACATATGGTGGGCTATTGACGATGAGCCTAGCAACGGAGGACTGTTTGTACTAAACAGACAAAAGAGTAGCGGATTCTGACTCGAACAGACCCATTGGGGTATGAACCCAATATGCAACCATTTACACCTTACCGCAAATGCACCCAATAGGATTTGAACCTATGACATTCTGATTAAAAGTCAGATGCTCTACCAAACTGAGCTATGGATACAAGAACAAATGACGATACCGCTAGAATAGCAGTACCGCCACCTGTATAAGAAATGAATATAAGAATACTTATAATCTCAAATATTTTAATGTAGTTATTACAGCCATGTACAAACCTAATCGTCAATTACACAACACGAATAAAACTCAATCATGGATTTTATAGAATTTTAGTAATTATATTTTAAACTTTACAAATAAAGAATTTTGACAAGTGAGTTTTAAGTTTTAAATGCTGAGTTTTGAATTTTTATTTCCAAAAGAATTTACATAAATACCTATTGAGCAGTAAACGATGTTATCTCAATAATCTGTATATGTAAATTTATCACAATTTGATAAATTTTCATTCAAATATTCTATCGAATATTCCTATATAATATTGGAATATTGTTCGCTAGAAAGCATTAAACTTTTATCTTGTTTTTACCTATGATGTCCTGCATAGGTGACAGGATGTAAGTTTTAGGTTTTCGTAATAACTACAATATAGTTTAAAAGTTAGAAATCTACTTCAATGAAGGTTGTTGCGTTAGAAAGAACAAGCACCGTATCCACATTAGACTTAAAACCATCAATGTCTGCTTCAAGAGTCTGAATCTTTTCATACAACCCAAGAGGGTCTACAAATTCAAATTCATTTTTCTCTCTATAAGGTTTCTCAACAGCTTCCTGATCCTCTTTACTCAATTTCTTATCAGAATCTTTCCCAACAAGAGTAGTAAGTAAATCATCTACCTTAGCATCCACTTTCTTATTTTCCTTATCAACAGTAGCAGTAGCGTTTGCATATTGACGTTTCATTTCATTAAGTAAAGTTTCATCATACTCAATAGAATTTTTACGCTCAATAGCTTCTGCAACAGTCATAATTTTATCAGCAACAGTGACTTCCGTAATTGCATTTGACTTTACAACAGCAGATTTTAGAGTGTTTCTATTTGCAATTAAATCAGTGACAGACTGATAAGATGCCTTTGCACGATCTTCAAAGTATTCCTTCTTTACAACACCAACTTTATCAGATGATTTTTTAGCAGCGCCACAAAGAGTAGCGTTGGTAATTGCCTTTGTGATTTTTGAATCTTACAACTTCAACTCATTAAGTGCTTCCGTAATACTTATTTTTCTCATATTCAAATCGCTCCTTTATCTTAACTAATATATTTTAAATTACAATTACCATTTCTCTTTTTTTATTTTGAATAGAAGATAAATTTTATTTCTTTAATTTTTTGCTTGGTTTAAAACTTATATATTTAACGGAAGGAATATTTTTTTCATAATTGTTGTTTAATGACTTATTAAAATTAACATCTCTATAATATGTTGTAAATGTACCAAGACCATTAATCTTAACTTTTAAGTCATTTTTTATTCTTTCTCCAATAATTTTTATAAATGAATTTACAATAAATTCGATATCTTTTTTTGTATATTTATCAATATTTTCATTCCAAATTTGATTTACTATATCTGTTTTTGTTATGAATTTTCATCTCCAATCATTGATTTTATATTCCTACCAATAGCATCCTTATAACGAAATGAAATTTTGCTCATCACATGAGAATAATTAAGTTTCAAAATTTGCTTTGGGGGAACTTTTTTTGGCAAATTTACAGTTATATATAACAATTTCACCATCTTTATCTTCAATAAGATAAGTATTTATCCGATTATATTGTTTCAATAAATCTGTTAATATTTCATTTTTATAATTAAATAACAAGTAGAAGAGTAGATTTCTAGTAGAAGAATTTTTCTGTTCATCTAATGTCCACAATAAACGAAACATGGTATGCTCATTAATCTTCATTCTATTAATCTCATATAGTAAATCTTCTTTAGCCCCAACAATGTGTATGTGTTTCTCTTCGCTTGTTAAACAGGAGTTTTGGGCGATCATCTGGTTATAAGCATATGTGTCTTTTGCCAGTTCAATAATTTTTGTAACCTGTTGCTTATGGACTTTGTTCTTATCATATTCTAATGGTTTAAATATCTCTGCAAGAGATAAAAAATTGCTTCCTTTAGATTTAGAAGAACGTCTGTTGCCAATACATATATGTAATAAATCCATAGTAGTATCATATTTCTGATAGTCTTTTCTATCAACATTCTTATATTTTTTAATATCTGCTATATAACCAAGAAAATATGGCATCTTTTTTCTTCCATCTGTCATAGTTAATAAGCTAGAATATTTTTTCCTCATACGTTTCAATTCAGCAGTAGAATCAACAGGGAACTCTTTTTTTGCTCTGTCTATTTCTATATTACTAAGAACATCTAATTGACATACATCATAATAAATTTCTTTGATGTATTCATATTGACTGTCAACTGATTCACCAGACTTGGCAACCATATCCCAAAGCAATGAATTTAATTCTTGAGATAAATTTACAATCTCACCAATCTTATTATTACTTGTTTTATCATCCAAATCCGCCAAATCATCAAATGTATAATGCCTTTTTGATTTTGGAGGATTAATATTTCTTGTAGGAACTTTGAAGTATTTATAGTTCTTCTTTGCAGAATTTATAAGTATTTTATTATTTGTAATAAGCAAAGTGTCACTGTCAAAGTCAGCTCCGCTTAACCTTTCTAATATATTTTCATTGATGCTGTTTATGCAAATAATATTTGGTGTTAAATTGAAGTATTTATCAATTACAGGACAAGCGACATTCTTTGTAACTAATATATTTCCAATGGTTACATGAGGACTACGACTACCTAAAATCTCAGTATCATATTCATATCTAGTATTGTGAACAGTACCAACATTAAGAATTGAACTACCATCAAACTTATCAATTGATTGTAATAACATTTCATAAGGATTTCCAAAAAGAGTAGCATAAGTTCCATCAACAAGCACATGTCCTTTTTTTATGTTTTTTATGTAAGATCTACACAAATCCTTTTTAAAATCATAATAAATCTTAGTTTTATGAAAATCGCAATCATAATTTAGTAACTTATAAACAATTTCATTCTTGTCCTTCATGATATTATCTGTTTCAATTTCTTCATTTTCTTTAAATTTCAAATGATAACGCATAACGTCAACATCAGTATTGATGAGGTTTATATAATCTATTCCATCCTGTACAATTTCTTGTATTTCGTCTTTAGATAACTGCAAAGTATTCAACAACTGGTAGTGGGCTTGTACCATACGGCCATTAAAATAATGAGTATCTTTATCATGTTTGACCACACCAAAATATTGATATATATTTTCAAACCATGTCTTTAGGTTGCCAAACTTATAAAACTTGATACTTGAAGGAGTAGTAATAACCTTTATATCCCTTATATCTGTTGCAATCGTTTCTCCGTTTAGTTGCGAAATTTCAGTAATATTATTGTCTTTAAAGAATTTCTGTATGTTAGTATTAAAACAACAAGACTTGAAAAATTTATTTCTCAGCAATATCATTCCTTTTGATGAATATTCACCCATTAAAGAGACATCAATTAAAGATTGCCCATCCCAAATAGAATTTGAAATTTTCATGTTTTTTTCTTCTGTAACCAACCAACCGTCATTACCCAAATCAGTACAAACAGCTTCCTCTTCAAAAATACTCTCATAATCGTCAACCACTAAGAAATTTTCTGGTTTAATGTTAATGGTATCAATAATACTGCTTGTAGGTAGTGATATATATGCTTCGAAAGCAGCAATGTCTAATGCATCCCCCTGTTGTACATCTAACCCACATTGCTCTGATTTATGCATGTTAGGGTATAACCTTTTATCAATAAATAAACATTTGCCAACTCTTGAAGATCCGCTTGACCTTTTAAACCTACAATAACTTATACCATTACAAATAAATCCATTTTTATAACACCATTTTCTTAATTCTTTTGCCGACTTGACTGTTTTAATAGTTCCAGTTAATTTATACATGTAGGTCATATTGTCTTTGTCATATTCACAAGAAAAGAACGATGGTAAGAGAGCGGTATCAATTGAATTATAAAATGGTTCATCTGTTTTAATTGCCACTAATATTTTAATTCCGTCTTCGTCAATATCAGTTGCATATCCATTGTCCAATTCATAATCTCTCAAATTATAACCATTTCTAACATATGTATTTTTTGCAGTCTTGTTAAATTCTTTAACAGCGTAATTAAAGGTAACATTAATAATCTTAGAAGAATATTCTTTATCTTTTACTATAAAAGACAAAGAATCTTTTTTACCATATATTTTTTTAGCAACTTCACGAAGTTCTATCAAATCAAGACTATAATCAAAACTATTTATATACTTATTGAAATTATATGTACCATCTTTCTTTGTAAGTTTATACCCGTAAGGAACAGTTTTAATATAATTATTTGATAAATATAAATCTTTTGCATCAATTGAAGGTATATACAAATTTCCACGCATTAATCATTTACCTCCATTACCCTACAACCACAACGTTCCATATTTTTTATTACTTTGTACATTGCTTTTTCTAATTGACTGATAATTTCTTTTTCTGTTAATGTTAAAATGTCGTCAAAATAAATTTTTTCAAATGTAAGATGTCTTTTAGGTGTAAAATACTTTTGATCAATTTTTATAATAATATCTCCAAAGAAATCAAATGAAATATCTGATTCCCAAAAATTATTTTTACAATTATTAATTCTTTTAACTAAATATAAAATAGTATAATACTTCTCCATAAAATTCTGGATTAATAATATACAATCATTTTTCTTTTTGTTGAAATCATCAAGATTATTGTCTAATTTTTCATCATAAAAACATTTTCTGGCAATGTACATTCTGAATCTAATATATTTTTTGGATTTATTAATCTCTACATCAACATTAAAATTTTTATAAGTCTTTATTTCTTGTATAAAATTATTATAATCGTTACTTGAAAATAAGTCTTTAAGAAATTTATCATTTTTATTTTCTGATATTTTCAATTTAATTTCCTCTGATAATTTATCAATATCTAATGATGATATATATTTATTTTCAAACAATAATTCAGTATTACTGTTAAATATCGAAAGAACCGTATATAAATCATTGTTCATTCTTATTCTATATATATTATTTTCAAAGTTAGATAAACTTTTATCATACTTTAAAAGATTTTCTTTTAAATTACATACATCACTGTATGTTTCTTTTAATTGAGCAATATCCTTATCAGAAATGGCTATTTCATTTTTATTTAATATATTCTTGCTAAAAACTATTTTAGGGAAATCTACTAATCTGTTAATTGTACGATAACGTGCTTTGCCTACTTCGAATAACTTATTATAGATAATATGTTCAGTTTTTAAATTTAATCTAATACCAGCTTCGTAAGTTCTGCCTTTAACGTGCCTTAAATCAAAATATACGTTTTCATCATATGGTAAATCTAAAGAGCTCCGTATTTCTGATATAACTTTTTTGTTTATTACATCCAATACATCATTCTTCAGATATGATACGCACTGTTTTCTTTTTATAATGTCATAGCAAGATACCATATCATCATATTCCATATTAGCAATAGTATTCAAAATTTCCTCTCTCGACTTACTATTTCTAATTTTCTGCCAAAACCAATCCAACTGTTCAATTCTGGCTTTATAATTCAAAACTTTTTGCCTTGTTAATTCGTGTTTAATTCTCGCAATAGTATTAGCATATAAGTCTCTTTTAATATATGGTTTGGAAAAACAAACTCTGTTATGGAATAGATATGTAAAAGATGGAATAATATTTTCATCTGTTTTAAACATATATTCCTTAATATCAACTTCAACTACATCATTTTTTAAATAATCCCATTTACAAAAATAATCATCTTCAGTTTTTCTATTAGCGAAAAACATCTCAAAATAAATAATTTCACCTGTAGTTGTATATACTGAAATATCAGGCTTGTAATCTCCAAATGGTGTATTCCATATTTTTTCGATATCAATAAAATCTACTTCATATAAAATATCTTCTAAATAAAATTTACTTCCTTTTTCAAAAAGCCAGTTCTTACAAAAAAAATGTAGTTGACTTTCTTTTGTACACTTGCCAGTAATATGATAATAATGAGACTGCTCCTTAGTACTATCTAATGCCATTGGCTTTACAATTCCTCCACAACAAGGGCAAAAATAGTCAATATCTTTGTTTGTTTTCTTTACATGAATAAGATTAGCAAATTCATCGTTGCCATCATAAGCAACGATCAGTTGCGGCAAATATTCAAAAATATCCATATAAATCCTCCATCAATTTGTTTTATATTTAGTATTTCTTCATTGCACCAATGAAATTTCTATTCTATATCAAAGCAATTTATATACTTCAGTATTTAAAAACCTGTGGAAACATATGACTTATATTTCCTCTCACAATAGAACGAATTAATTTATCAGACAATTCCTTATTTGGCGCCATTATTAAACTATTAGAGAGAATAGTAGCAAGTCCTGTTTTAAATTCACTGTCCATACGATTACTTTTTAATTCATTACAATCATGACAAGCTATTTGAAGATTATCAATGTCATTATTTCCTCCGCGACTTAATGGAATAATATGATCGATTGTAAAATCGTATTGTGATACTGGTTTTCCACATATCGCACAAACACTATGTCCATTTTCATATACTTTTTCTTTTGTTGTTTTAGGGATAATAACTCTTTTAACTTTATTATCATTTGATTTCCCAAGTACTTTTAATTGCGCTTCACTAAATTTTCTATGATAAGTTAGTTTAACCTGATCTCCATTTTCGTCAACGATTATCGCATTATCGAATAATTTTTTATGCTTTTTTATATAAGCTTCTGCATCTGCAATACTTTTAAACCATTTTGTTTTCTGGAAGTTAGATGTGATACCTTTTTCACATGTATTTGTAACATAATTTGTTCCAGTTGTAATTACGTAATTTTCTCCAGATTTTGATTTTCTTATTTTTCGAAGATTCCAATATGTATTAGAATTTAATTCATCTTTTATAAAGTTAAGAGCTTCTTGATATTTAAAATAAGTAGCTAAACTTAACTTATTTACATATATATATTTTTGTTTTGAAATATCAGGATTTTTTCTTATACTAATATAATCATTTCCGTTAGTTATCATGTATTTCATATGTTTATTACGCTTTCTTTATATTTTTTAATAATACTATTTACTGCTTCTTTTAATATTTTCATAAGTTTTTCATCTTGACTGATTACAAAACCACGGCAAATATTTTTTATTTGATATTGTTTTGCGTATGTATTAGAAATATTAACTAAAGAAACGTCAGATATATTTTCCATTTCTTTATATACAAATTTCATTACTGATGGCTTTTTATAACCAATTTTATAAAGAGGACTAACGATATCCCAAATACAAGATGGAGTTATTGTAACTAATTGAGAAAATGGGATATGTACTGATTGACAACTATTAATCGTATTTTTTCTGTCATTACAAAAACTATTTTCCAATAATTCTTTAGCATATTGATCAAATAAATCTCTTAATTTTTTTGAGGTCGATATAAAAGAAATAATACTAAGTACTTTTATATTTCTTTGTTTCATATATTTTTCTTTCTCTAAATTTAAGTCAATACCATTACTATTTTTAATAGTCGCATAAATTTTTAATAATACAACATTTTTTCCTTTTATATTTAAATTAGAACATATTTTTTCAACAGTTTTTATTGCGCTTTTTTTCCATTGTTCTTCCTCATTATCACCAATAGTTTCGTTTAAAAGAGTGGTAGCAGGTGAACAATCATGATTATTACATTCAATTACTTTTGTAAAAGTTTTCATAGCATTGTTTAGTGTATATAAACCACTTGCCATCATAGAACCATATTTTTTTGTTTGGCTACTTTCATATTCGCTAAATTTTTTTACTAAATCAATCATATAATTTAAACTATCTGATTGTTGTTTAAGCAAAGTTTGGTTAGAATCTTTTATTGATCTTAACATAAATTCATTTTCAGCTTTTATGCTATCAATAATTTGTGAATTATAAATCATATATGCAGCTAATTCTTCACGCGTTAAAGGGGTAGAGGCCGTTACACTATTTTTAAGAAAATAATTATTACGAAAATAGCTATTAACCAATTTTCTTTGCACATCCCAAGCCAAGTCTCCAGTAAGAGATTTTACTATCATTAAGTAACCACTTTCAGTAATTAAGGTTCCAGATGGAGCAGTATCCTTAAAACCGTATCTCAGTACGAAATCCGTACCGACCTTGTTTTTGTTTATTAAAAAGAAGTCTTCTCCTTCGATGAAATACTGCTTGTTAGAATTAAAATTTCTTTTAGCTGTTCCAATTGGTTTTTTATGCACATCATCTATATCTTTAAATGTAACAACTCTTAATCCATGATATTCTCTTATTGGCTGTACAACCCCATTTATAGTAAGTTTGTTATAATTATTCATATTTAAAAAATCCTTTCTATAGCGATTATTAATCAACAAAATAAACAGGAACAACTGCTAAGTCATATTTTTTAGCAATTAAATAACTGGAATAACCATCAACAAGGGTAAAATCTCTATGTAATAAGATTATTGACTCAAATTCTCCTGTTTCCATCCAATAAAGCAATTTTTTATTCCATTTTATTTTATTGATATGATGCTTTTTATAATGATTAGGTATTTTAATAGTATTCAAATCAATACAGTATTCGTATCCAGGATCGTATTTTCCAAATAGCTGTTTTAAATATCTAATAATCTTCATTACTAATATCCTCCGGAATCTATATTTTATTTCTTAACTTTTTTATCAGAACATCCATGACTGAAATCATAGGAATTCCTGCATTGAGAACAAGTCTAGTATTTCAGAAATACAATAAAAATGTTTATTTTCATTTTTTCTAAACAAATACCTTGTTCACTAGAAGTTCGTTAATTTGTGGCTTATAGTTTATGTAGATAACTGATGTGGGATTATAACCATCTATAATTCTGTAAATTACATATTTTAAGCTGTTTTACAAATTTAATTATTTTTAAAGTATTCTTGCTCATAATATTCATTTCCTTTTTCAAAACACTTAACTGTATATTCATATCGCTTTATATATTTATCGAAAAATCCAGAAAACATTGCTTGTTGAACAATTCTTTTTACGTTATCTTCTATGTTATCTTTGTTTCCTGAGATATATTGCGTATCAATTTCCTGTCTGTCAATTCTAAAACTGTCACCAATATCTTTGTTCTTTAATTCCATTTCTAAAGCATATTTATCTATTTTTTTATTATATTTATATGTACAAGTCACAGAATAGCCGTTACAAGTACTTTTTTCTGGAAAATCAAATTCTATAGTATAACCTTTACGTCTTTTAAACATTATTTTTCCCTCCTAATATACTTTTCTTTATTTAATATATTTCTATAACACATATTATCAAAACTTTTATCTTGTAATATCCTAGATGCTATGGGTGATTTGGTATTGGTTCTTTTACTACAATTCGTAAAAAAATCTGATAAAGTGATTATTCCTCCAAAAGTAGTTCTATACTCATAATTATTACTTGGTATTCTTACTGTTAAATTTTTTGTCATTAATATTATTTTTCTCCTTTTTATTTTTCTTGATAATTTTGATATACATTGTCTATTTCTCCTTAAAAAGACTATTATTAATGTACATTAATTGATTAGTATTTATTGTTTCATTTTTATCTTTAGCTTTATAAAATGTATATAATGTATGGTACTCTGATACTTCAATATCTTCTATATTTTTTGATATAGTGATAGTAGCAGAATAGCTTATATAGATTATGATTTATATTTTCACGAAGGTGGGGGAGTAGTAAGAAGATATAATACGATGACATTCTAGTGTTATCAATTTATTCTCCATGGTAACTCGTAAAAATAGGTGTTTCCGAAATTATTATCTTATCAAATTTTTCTATTCTAATTTTAATATTATAATAATCAGTTAAATTTTTTATCTACTTATCAAAATTAAGATAAGGCACAAAACATTTATAGTGAGAGAATAGTTTTTACATTTTCAAATATTTGCAATTAATATTTCTGTCATAGTAGTTAGGCTTCAGATGTGACCAGTAGCACAGTTCCGAAATACTGAATGCCACTGTATCATCCAAGACTTTACGAGAACACAGGTAGGAAAATATAATTACTCGCTTATCACCAAGTTTTTTATTGTAGATTATTTCGTATGGTATCTTTACATAGTTAGAGATTTCTTTTTGAAGGTTTTTAATCTCTACTTCAGATAAATGCTGTTTTGATTCATTAAACTGTTTTTGTTTTCTTATATATCTATCAATTGAATTTTGTAAATTCTGTGAATTATTAATAAGAAATTCCAAAATAGCTTTATCAAATGTAATTACACCATCAGTTATATGAATATATTTCTTTATTTCTGAATTGGAATTACCAAAGTTATTTGAAGTTTATATGTATTACGAACGCGATTGATTTTCAAGTCTAAAATGTCATTCTCATATAAGTAATATTTGAGACTTGTCTGATCTAAATAGTTAAATCCATCCAAAGAATCACAAATTTCTTTATAAGTTAATGTATCAGGTAATTCTGTTTTTGCTTTTTCTGTTGCACGATTCTCTTGTTCCTGTTGATTTTTCCATGCCTTAAATTCAGCTAAGTCAGAATTTATTTGTTTTACAAAATCCCAAACTTTATTGAATTCTTCTCCAACTGATGATTTAAGTCAGTAAAATCTAAACCTAAAGCAATTACATCGCTATTATTTTTATCAGTTATTTTAGAAAGTTCATTCTGTTTTTCGTTTAACAAAGCAATTTCTATGTCATAGTCCTTTTCCTTAGTTCCAAATAATCCCATTAGATTTCCTCCGTTTCGATATCAATAATATTTTCTTCATTACATTCTTCTCCAATATAGGAGATCATTGTTAAGTACCAATCATTTAACATAGATAAGGTATTCAAAAAGTTCTTTTTTAGAATTTTGTTGTTTTTTACAGCAAACATGTCGAGTTGATATTTTATTGGTGCAAGACGATTTTGTAGTAGTTCTGACAATTCATTATTTAATTCAGTGATTTGTACAGTAGCTTGGAATGTATTATAATCATCATCTGGCTCTAATCCCATATGGATAAGTTTTTTCTTGACTTCCATATATTCATCAGATTGCGATTTATATTGAGCAGCAAGTTCATCAGATATTTTCTTTTGTGATTCCAATATCTTATTCTCTTTTTCGAGTTTCTCATTTTCAATTTTTAAAGTAGATAATTTTTCTACATCATCACTTTTTTCTGATTCGTTGTTTATTTCTTCTATATATTTCTCTATCTGCTTTTGAGTATATTTCTTTGTTACATCTAACTTAGAAATCAATTCTTCCTGTTGTTCTTCTGTAAGAGACGCAATAGTGTCAGATGCAAATGTTTTTGTAATTTCACCAGTGTCTAATAATTCTTTCATTGAATCTGTGAGATTTCGTTCTATCCGTAAGGCTCTTTGAAGATTGCGTTTGGACATATTGAGTTCTTTGGCTATTTCATCGAGAGTAGAAGTGCCATTTTGGCATGTCTTCTTTCTACCATTCTCCATTTCTCCATGTTTATATCCTTTTAACTCAACATAAGTAGCCAAAGCCTTTCGATCTTTAGCTGGATTGTTTTTCCTTCTACCAAAATTATTAGATATTAAAGCACGAAGTTTTGATTTTTCATCTTGTAGATCATCATCAATTTTGATTGGAACCAATGTCATTCCAAGTTCCTTAGCAGCTCTCACACGCTGGTGTCCAGATATTATAGTCATATCAGGTGAAACTAAAATATCCGTATAAATTTTTTCATCTCTTATTGAATTTTTTAGACACTCAAATTCTTCTCCGTCTAAATCATCAAAAAATTCATTGTTTTTGGGATGTGGTTTTAACACACCAATATTAATTTGTTGTCTCATATATTTCCTTTCTTTCATTTAAATCAATAATTTCCGCTTTTAGGTGGATAGAATTCGTCTACTTTATATAATTCCAACATCTTATTTAAAACCCCATTCTATTTCCTGTTTATATCTATCCTTATTTAGCACATATATGTTTGGTACATTTTGTGGTGGCTTTAATTTGTCTGGTTGTGCACTACCTACTTCTCTTTTATTAATAGTGGAGGTATACCTTTTAAGGGCATATAATTCTTGATAAAAATTTTAATTGTTTACATTTTCAAATTTTATTACCACATCATCCTTTTTGTTTATCTAAATATCTTATTTTCCCAGGTACATCAATTTTGTTATAAACCTTTTTGCCATAAATTCTTTCAAGTTCTATTAGAATAGCATCTCCATCTAGTTCTTCTACATCCAAAGCAAAAACATTTCGTGTAGGAACATATATGTTTTCTTCTTCTGTATTCTCCACAAACATATCAGTTCTTATATAAATCATTTTCATTTTTGCCAAGAAAGAAATTGCATTCTCAATGGTAGTAAAAGAAGATATACCTATTCCCTTTTTAATTTGTTGTTTAGAAGGAAATGATATTCTTGGTGGTGAAATAGTATCATTAGGATAATCCATAATGTATTGTTTAATAAACAAATATACTCCAACCAAAACAGATTTATTTATTTTACTATCAGAATTTGATATTTTTTCATACTCTGAAATACTAAACTGTACGAAATTATCTTTTGTATAAAACAGATTCTTTTTTTCTGAAAGTTGTATACTAAACATTACTGTTGGATTAACTGTAAAGATATCCACGCTACAATTTGCATAACCTTTATTTATTAATTCTGTTTTTATAATTTCTCTAAAATCAGAATAAATTGACTTATTATGTGATCTGGTAGAATATCCACATTCTTCTAAAAGACTATTGAGTGTGAGACAAATTTCTCCAAATGTTTGCAAGTGTTTGCGTAAATACATAATTACAAGATAATATTTAAGTCCTGATACCCCTTTGTGATTCTTAAAATCTTTTTTTGAAAAGCCAACAGTTATATTTTGTTTTTCTTCATTTGGTATAAAAATGTTGTCGTTAATATAGTTTTCCTCCTTAAAATTAGTTAATGGGAAAGTTTTCCCATAAAAGTAACAGTCTAGTAACATGGATGGGAAAATTCCCCCATTGTACTTTTAAATCTTTGGGAAAATTCCCCCAAATAATGGGATATAGTAAAAAGCATAAAGAATTAAGTAAAAAAGCATAATAATATAAAAAGGATAAGACATTCGTAATTTCTGCTGTCGCATAAATTACTCTGTATAAAACTTTTTGATTATTGATGGTTGTTAGTAGTTACAATTGATATAGTTGGTATAGTAGTGGTGATGATAACAATAGTATCTATTCATTTATTCTCTTTTCTTGGATATAAAATTCCTTGTATGTATATTGGTTCTATCTTATATTGGTTATTTCTCTTTTTAAATATTCTAAATGTAATATTTTTTATTTGAAAATCATTTGGTGGTTCTGACATTAATAATGTTGTTTTATTATTACTCATTGTATTTTTTCCTTTTATACTTTCAAAGGTGTATTAAATATAATAATATGTTTGGTTGATGCAATCGGATCACCTTCAGATGCAATACCATATTTAATAATATTGCTATTTAAAATCTGCTCAATCATATCTCTGTACTTAGAAACAAATTCATATGGCTCTAATGGATAGCAGGCTGATTAGTGTTCTCATAACAATAATCAGCTTGTATTTGTTGAGTGTCTATATCATATAAGTTTTCCAACTCCAAAAGGATATTCTTGTAAAGTTGTCCTCTTGTAATATCAAAATATTCTTCCAAGAGTTTGTATTTTCTGCATTTTTGCAAACCAAGGATTATAAGGTTTCTTATATGTAGTTTCTATTGTTGATTGAGATTCTGTTTGTTCCTCTAATTTAGAGAGACGATTATTTATATCTGTTTTCATATTAATCATAGATTCAGATATTGTGTTTAAAGCTGTTATTAAAGAATTTTTAACATTTCTTTTTTCTAATTTATGAAATCTGTTTACATATCTGGCTGTAAATTTTGTTTCTTTTTGACCTGTAAGTTTATTTGCTATAAATTCACATCCTTTACGGCGTTACATTGAAGTATGGTAATTCTTAATTCTGCTCTGATATATGAGTGGATTCTTGAAATACAAAAAATAGATCTAATGTTGTGCATATGTGACCTGATTAATGTCTCTTTTTTGTTATAAAATTAAAATCAAATTTTTTAAACAATTTTATGTGTTCGGTGAGAGAGTAGTTTTGATAGGCTAGTGAAGTACAAAAAACATGGATTTTACTGGATAAATTGAAGGTTTAAGATGTGAGATAGAGATATTTTTGATATGTTGTTTTATACTATAAATAATGATTTTCGAGTGAGTTCGAAAAAGCATTTATTTTTCAAGTGTTTTAGATATTTTGATAATGATTTAATAAATTTTTGAAGGTTATGAAACTACAAAAAGCTAGGAAGATCAATGGTCTACCGAATCAATTATCGAAGTACTTTATATTTATTTTATAAAATATACATTAAAAATATAAATAAATTATAAAATTATTTTGTGATGAAAAAATAAACTTGATGTGTGAGTAGAACAGATATGCATATCTGAAGATGATAAAACTATATAAATAATGTAAACATACCCCCTATCTTATTAAGACAGGACAGCGTATAAGTTGTAAATAGTACATTTATACAACTTATTTTTAAGATAGTTATCTGAAAATTTCAATGTTATTTATTGATTTGCATTACGTAGTTTGGTTCTAAAACATAGTTTAACAATATAGTTCGATATTTGTTTGATATCAAAATGATATCAAAAAGATTCTTAATAAGAAAAATTGTTTATAAAACCCATTTTTCAACCAAATATAATTTAAAAGTGGTGAATAATAACCATAAACATCATAATATATATTATTAAATTGCTTATGTCTAAAACGCCGTATATCGTCCATATTCCCATTTTATACACACCTTAACAAACCTTACACCCATATAGTTATAGACCCGTTTTGACCCTAAATTTGCGCTTAAAATACCAATGTAACAGTGCACGAGAGGTTAACCTAAAACGAGGCTAAAAACAATTTCTATCATTCAAAATTTATTCATCAAACGAAATTAGGCTGAGAGAATATTTTAAAACTCTCACAACCTTTTTCATATTCTATAAATATATTATGCTTGTAATAACATTTTGCTTTCTGATCTGACATTAGTACTTCCATAATAATTCCTGATGTCATCCATCGAAAGCGTTTTATGGCTCTTTTTTTCTGAACGTTTCAGAATGCCAGTACCACATTTTTTCTGATTGGCCCATTTAAAACCAAGTTCTTTTAATTCTTTCTTATGAGCATATGTATTGCCAGACAGCCATATCCAGGCACCAACCAATTCTATGTCTATGCTATTAAAATGAATAATTATATGAAGAAAAAGCAAACGGCATAATCAAGAAAGACACTATAATATATACAGCTTATCCAGTAGATAGTTATGGCGTATTTATACAGCAAAAACTTTATCAGAACTGAAAAAGAAAATTGATATTCAAGGTAAGAAACGAGAAAATGGCTTGAAAAAGCCATGAAATCTGATATAATGAAAATGTACAAAGGAGTGAATCAGAATGAACCAAAAGACATATAATGATGTAATAAGCGGAAAATCCGACAACAACATAAATTTTAGTGATTTCTGCAATCTTATTGTTGATTTAGGTTTTTCTTTTAAAGGACAGAAAGGCTCCCACAAGTCATATTATCATAATGGAATAAATGAACGTATGACAGTACAAAATGCCAATTCAAAGGCTAAAGGGTATCAGGTTAGGCAATTAAGGAATATTATTAATAAACACAGTTTATAAGGAGGTTTTAAGATGGCAGAATATTCTATTTTTATACAATATGATCCACAAGATAAAATATATGTTGCAAGTGTTCCTGAGTTACAAGGATGTATGGCACATGGGGAAACAAAAGAAGAAGCATTGAAAGAAATTGAAATAGCAAAGGAATTATGGATTGAAACCGCAAAAGAAGATGGTTTACCAATTCCAAAACCAGCACTATTTACAAGCGTAGCTGTTTAGATGGAGGTGGTAAAGATTACAGTTAGCAAAGCAGCACAAAGAGCTACACGAAAGTATGAAAAAGAAAATTATGATTCTATACTTGTAAAATTTCCCAAAGGTACAAAAGAACGCATAAAAAATAGCGGTTCAAGTGTAAATGGATATATTGTTAAAAAAGTAATAGAAAGTTTAGAAAAAGAGGGATTATAATACCTCTTTTTATTTTGCAAATATATATAGGTATATAGATATACAAAATGACCAAATTATTATATCTATATACCTATAATTTTGTCTGTTATTCCATCTTAAGTATATAGGTATATAGATATATAATAATCTCAACAAGTTAAGAAACGCAGAAATAAAATAACTTGTACTCATATATCTAGGGTTAAGCAATCCGAATAGTGCTTATACAGATGTGTTATATGAGTTTTAGAACCTTGACAACTGAATGATGCACTGATGGTATATTGCTTCCGCTGAGCGGCGCAAGGAAACGTGATACTGAAAAACAAATAGTTATCAGATCACAGGAATTCCAGCAGGTAAACGCACAAAAACCGCTGACGTGGGAAACAGGTACCCACATACAAAGCGGGATAATAAGTACATATTGAAATAAATTCAGGGCTTATATCTGTCAAAGGATATAGGCCCATTCTTACGGATGGTATCATCTGATTATATATTTTTTATAGTTAAGTTAACATAATATATTTATAGTAAACGAAATGGGGGATTGCTTATGAAACGTGTATCGTATTTAGGATACCAGGTGGCCAAAGCAATATATAGAAATGTGATTTTAGTAAGTGCATCAGACAATGAGGCACTTATTTTTATTTATAAGTAGAAAAAATAAAAAATATAGTTATATATACAAAATCAAAAATAGGAAAGGTTAAATAGTGAAAATTATGATAATAAAAATTTATTTAAGCAATTTAGCAAGATACATAGAAGGCCAAGAAAACGGAAGATGGTTACAACTTCCTATGGATTCAGAGAAGTTAAAATCAATCTACAATGATATTGTAGGAAAAAAGCAGGAGCACATCATACTTGATTATGATGCACTTTTTAACATTTCAGAGTACGAAAACATTTTCACGCTCAATGAAATGTTGGAAAGTATTTCAGAGTGTGGACTTGATAATGATATGTTGACGGCTTTATTTAAAGTAAATCCTGATCGCGATGAAGTGCTGGAAGCGATAGAAAATGGCACTTTTGATATTATTAATGTTGATGAAGTGTCAAGCGGATGGAATGTATCACTTGACCGTGAAGAAGTTTTCGGAATGGTTTTAAATGAGGAGGGTTACAATAACTTATTTTCTCAGTCTATCCCGGAAGAAATGATTGATTATATGGATTTTTCGCAAATTTACACATGTTTATCTATAAATGATGGATGGCAATCAGTAGATGTTAATGGCATAACTTATTTAGTGAGATTTTAAGAAAGAGAGAATAAAATTATGAAGAAAACATTATATTTTGAAGGAGCAGGTTGTGTACCTTGCAATGACGTGGAAAATTGTAGAATTAGAACAGCTTTTACAAACAAGTGTGGAAGAAAAATTTATATTGAATTTTTGAGTGGGTATAAACATATCAGAAAAGGAAACGGTAGGATTATTTCAGAACCTAATTATCTGTCTTGCGATTCATATTACTACATCACAGATGATCCAGAAATAGACGATTGCAACAAGTCAAGATTAAACTGTGAACATAATCAGAAAATTGAAAAAGTAAAGTATACAAAAGAAAATATACTTGCTTTTGTTAATGATCATTGCAATGCTGATTTTGATAAAATTGTTGTGCTTGATAGTCTTGCAGGTTATAGAGTATTTGCGGACACTAATAAATGCAATACGTCTGATGGATATAATTTCGGCGATGCATTCAATTATGATGCAGAGTTGACCAGAAGACGCAGAGAAAAAGTTGAGGAAATGAAGAAAGAATTTTGTTCTTTATTCAATCAGAAATACGACAATACAAGTTATTGGATTGAAAATGGAGAACTTGTTGTCAAAATCAATGTGTCCGATAAAGTTTTGCAAGAATCAGGATGGACAAAAGGCAGAAAATTTGTTGTGGTGTGTTAGAATGATTAATATTGACATATGGTATGGAGATAATCACAAAGAGGCAGATAAGATAGATATTACTTTTTATCCGAATGATGGAGAGTACAGAGGAAACATATACAAAAACGAAAAAATGATTGGTGATTATACTTGTAATGATTCTGTAGAACTGGAAAAGAATTTCCCACAATTAGCATTTAATTGGGGTTAAAACCACTTGAAATTGTAATTTGAAGGGAGGAAAATGCATGATCACAATACCACGATACATGAAAGAGTATGCAAACGCACAACGAAAAAGCTATATGAATAATGAATTAATGCAGAAAAAGTACAAAGATGTAGCCGTGGAAATTATAGAGCGTATTTTGAAAAATACAGAACACGGCTTAATTACAATTAATGAAGGAATGAAAGCGTTGTGCAATCCGCTTGATGGAATAGTTTTGTGAGCAGTTAGAACGGCTATGGAGAATATAAGGCTATAGCCGTTTTATAGTGCTTATAAAGCAAATAATACATTGAAAACAATATATACACGGAGGTTGTATCTTATGGAAAAATTTTATTATAAGTCTTTCATGATAAATGGTGAAAAGTTTACTTTTGTTCCTAGCCATAGAACGCCGTTAAAATCGCATAAAAATGATGTGGATTTATGCAACACTCAATTAACTATTCCATATGAAGAAATGGAAGCGGCAATAAAAGAATTACAGGAAAACGGCAGATATAAAGATTTTATTGTATCTGAATACATTGCAGAACGTGACAGAAAAGAAGCGGAGCGGATGCAGAAAAATATAGAGTATTGGAACGGCATCCGAAAAGAAAATGAACGAAAAGCGGAAATAATGAAAGAAGTTATTGAAGATATTAAAACATATTGTAAATGTAAAGAAGAAATTGTCTGCCTTGTATATTGTCGGACGGCAAATTGATGGAAACGCAAACAGCGAATTATTTTTCCGACATTTATCCT